AGACGCGCCAGGACAAGGGCGAGGGCGCCAAGGTCGGCGGCGGCGCGGTCTGGGGCTACATCGTCGGCGCCGCGGGGCTCGTGATCGCCGCGGCGACGCTGGTCGCCCTCGTATTGCGTCGTGGCTAAGGGCCGCCGGACCTTGTTCCGCGGGCATATGGCCTGCCGGATGATCCGCAAGAACAACGGCGTGACCGACCTGCTGCTCGTCCAAGAAGCCGGTCACGAAAGCAAGATCCAGCTCTGGGTCCTAATGAACATCGCGTCCGACCATGCGTTGGGCCTAAGCGACGGCGAGGAGCTGTTCGTCGAGGTGAGGAGGTCCATGCCGTGAGCAATTTTAGCCATACGCCGGGTCCGCGGCGCTGCTATAAGCCGTCCATGCCCTAACATGAGGAGCGACCTATGCAATTCGTCTCGATCATCATCGCGGTCGTCGTCCTCGCGCTCATCTGGTGGGCCTACACGCAGCTCATCCCGATGGCGAAGCTACAGGGCAACTTCGCGACGCTCGTGAACGTGATCGTCGTCGTCGCGATGGTCTGCTGCGTCATCTGGTTCGTCGTCCTGCCGCTCGCGGCGATCCTGTTCGGGATGCTCAGCGGCGGCGGGTTCCACGTCCCGCGGTGACCTAGTCGTCGACGGTCAGCCACTCGCGGACGTACTGCGAGATGGCGGTGACCTCCGCGTCCGTGAGCGGCGGGTCGAAGTCGTCCTCCGTGATGACCCACCCGGGCTTGTGCCCGCCGGAGAGCCACCAGTTCGGGAAGTCTCCGTTCCACGAGCCGTCGACCCAGACCTCGTACGTTTGGCCGCGGAGCTCGTAGTCCTCGGTGATTAGACGTTCGGCCATCGCCCTACCCCAGGAGCTGGAACGAGGACCGCGCGAGCCTGCGCTTCATGAAGCGCGGGAAGGCCCAGGCGCCCTGCGGCCCGCAGCGTTTCTTGAACCGCTGTAACAGCCGGGCGTGGAGCACCTGGAGGCCGTGGTCTTCTATCCACAAGTCGTGCCACGCGTAGTCCCATGGCCCGGCGAGCGGGATCGTCAGGGCGTCGCCGCAGTGGACCTGCACGCGCGGTTCGCCGGCGAACTCCTCCCCGACGACGCGGACGATGTCTCGGTCGATCTCGACCACGTCGACGAGGTCCACGTCGGGGTTCGCGAGGAGCCCGCGCACGACGCAGCCGAGCCCGAGACCGGTGACGAGCACGCGCCCGCGCGCGCGGAGCCAGATGGGAAGGTGCTTGCGGAGCTCGATCCTGCCGTCCTCCAGGACGATCTCGCCGCGGGACTGGTGCAGGGTCGCCCCGGTGAACCGGGAGAGGACCGTCTGCGAGTCGAACCCGGTGATGAACCGCTCGACGGTGTTGGCCGGGAACTCGATGCGCTCGATCTTCCAGAGGCCGAACTCCTGCGGCTCGAGCGAGCGCGGGCAGCGGGCGGCTTCGAGGTAGTCGCGGGGCCTTAGTTTAGCGGTGCCGTGCATCGAACTTCCTCCCCTTCGGGAACGGCCGGGACGGCCACTTGCGCTTCGCGGCGCGGCGCTTCGCCTTCACCCACGCGTCCATCGGGTCCGGCTTCGCCGCCCGGCGGGCGCGCTTGATCAGGACCCGGTCGGGGTGCTGCGCGCCGTCCCCGCGAACTTGAGTCTTGATGTGGTGCGCGTGCGCGGTACGATAGACCAAATACTCGGGGTCGTTCGCCGCGGGAACGTAGCGGACGACCTCACCCCTCCCATTCTTGAACTGCTGGCGGGTCGCGAGCGCGGGGTCGTGGTCGAGGCGGAGCTCGGCGTCGCCGAGGAGCGAGGAGAGCTTCGCGAGGAGCATAGCGAGGAGGGCGGCATGGCCCCCGCGCGTCTGCGCGAGGACGTCGTCGGGCCAAAGCTCGCCGAGCTGGCGAAGGGCCACGCGGCAGCGGACCTCGACGGGGACGTGGGGGCGGTAGAGGCGGGGCAACGTCAAGCCTCCCTGCGCCTGCGATCCTGGGGCAGGTCCAAGGCGTTGTCGTCCGGGAGCGAGAGCTTCTGGGTCGCAACGATCTGGTCGACCGTCTGCTTCCACATGCGAATCTGCCGCATGAGGTCCTGCATCGCGTGGTACGCGTCGGCGGGGACCTCGTAGGTCGACCATCGGTGCGGGCACGCCAAGCACTTCCGGCGGCGCCTAACTATCGGCGCGCTCCCGGTCGCGAGCGGGCGGCTGTCGGTGATCCGGACCCTCGGCCCGCCGCACGCCGGGCACCGATGCGCGTAACTAACGGTCATCCGAGCTTCTCCCGTTCAAGGGCGATGCGTACGGCCGGCCACCGGCCAACGAGTTCCTCCCCGACGCCCCGCAGGGCGCGGGCGCGGCTCTCCGGGTCCCTGGCGAGGCGGACGGCCTCGAGCCTGCTCCCGAGGGCGCGGGAGGCGACGGAGGTCGCCCCGTTGAGCCGGCCGCGCAGGTCCCTCGCGATCGCCTTGAGGACGCGGTAGGTCCGCTCCTCGGACGTGCCCTCCTGGGACCGGGCCCAGCGGAACTCCTCGATCAGGCGCTCGACCTCGAGGAGCTGCTCGCCGACGTCGAACTCCTCCCCGCGCGCCCTCATGCTTTCAGCCACGCGTCGTAGTCGCGGACCGCGTTGATCGCCGCTCGCGCCTGCTTCATGTATTGCTCCTTGACCTCGGGAGGGGCGGCGGCGGTCTCCCACACGTCCCACCCGCCGTTCCGCTCCTTGCAGATCGCCCGCGCGACCTTCTCGGTGAGGATCTTGCTCACGGCCACCTCCACTCGCCGGTTTGTATCCACCGCAGGCGCGCGACGGCGGAGGCGCCGAGGGCGTAGCAGAGGACGCCGGCCACGACGGGGTCGTGGGAAACCGTGACGACGAACACCACGGCGACGAGCGCCGCCAGGTCGATCGCTACTCGAAACGTCTTAGGCATTCTTCCCCGCCTCCTTCCGCAGCGTCCCGCGCGAGACGCCGACCATGTGCTCGAGCCTGCCGAGGACGGCCTTCTTCGACGCCTCGAACTCGTCCTTGCCCATCGCCGCGGCGCTCTGCGACTTCGGCTCGAAGATGCGGACGATATTGCCGCGGACGGCGATCACGACGAACTCGTTGAACCGGCGGACGCCCTTGGCGAGCTCCATCGCGTGCTCGGGGCTATCGCAGACGTAGTTGTTCTCCGTGCAGAACCCCTCCATCACGAGCGCCCACTTCCTAAAGTGCTCGGAGGTCGGGAACCGCGTCTCTCCCTCGGGGAGGTTCTCGAACCCCTCGTTGAGGGCGGCAAAAAAGTGGTTATGGGAGGCGCGGGAGCGCGGCTCGATCGGCGCGAGCGGGTACTCCTCGCCCTCCTCGAACTGCCGCTTGCAGACGTTGCCGTAGCGCGGGAGCGGGACCATCGCGAGCCGGCGCTCGGCGACGCCGTCCGCGTCGACCACGTCGACCTCGCGCCAGACGAAAACGACCGGGAGGGTCCTCACGCGAGCGGCTCCCACCGAACGAGGACGCCCTCGAAGACGGAGAGGCCGTGCTCCTCGCGCCAGAACGAGCGCATATCGGCGAAGTCGGAGAATCCGTCCGACCTCGCGAACTTGTCGAGTATGTCGGTCCGGATGAAAGCCTGACGGTTGACAGCGACGAGCCCCGTGAAGTCGAGCTTGACGTAGTCGACGCCGGCGCAGCGCGCGCGGCCGATCAGGAAGCACCCCTTGGTCCGCATCCCGCAGTAGAGCTGGAGCTCCTCGCCGGGGCGGGCGTGGCGCCTGCGGTCGGCGCGGATCGTCTGCCGCTTCGGGCATATACCCGCTTGGTCGGGATACGCCGATGCGAGGCCGCGCCGGATCGGTTCGACGAACCGCCGCTTGAACGAGTACGCGACCATCAGCGGACGCTCCCCTTCGCCTTGACGCGCTCGACGAGGCGCCGGAGGTCGAAGGCGAAGACCTGCACGGCGCTTATGATCTGCGCGATGTAGTGGTCGTCGCGCTCGACCCGGAACGTCGGGCTGACCGGCATCCCGGAATAGAAGACCTTGAGGTCGCACCACTTGCGCCCGGTCACCCAGAGCCCGCCGTGGACCTGAGCGCGGTGTTCCGTCGGGAAGCGGCCCTTGTCGACTAGCTCGATAAGCAGGTCGGGGCGCATCGTCTTGACCTCGAGCAGGCCGTCGTCGCCGACGAACCCGTCCGGGCTGCAACCGACGACGAGGTCCTCGCCGAGGGGATTGTGGATCGTCCGGCGGACGAAGCCGACGCGCTCGACGCGGACGCGGCGCGTGAACGCGTAGTGCTCGACCGCCTCGGCCTCCATCATGTTGCCGCGGCGCATGGCGTCGTTCTGGAACGCCTCGGCGGGCTGGCCGCTAAGGATCTCGCCGGCGAGCTGGTTGAGGAGCTTTGCGCGGGTCTTCGACTCCCCGCCGTCCCTGCCGTCGGCCATGATCGCGGCGAAGACGGACGAGGTCGGGAAACCGAGGCGCAGGCCGAACCACTCGGCGGAGCCCTGGGGGTACTCGTCGCTGCTGAACACCGTCACGTCGGCGGCGGCGGGCGGCTTCCTCTTGTGGGCGGGGCGCGGGGTCATCTTGGGAATTTTAGTCCTTGGTTCGGAGGATGGCAAAGCGGTCCCGCCCGGGGGCCTCTGCTCGGGGCCGCGCGCGCCTCTCGGGGGTACACCGGGAAGCCGGCGCGAGCGGCTGAAAAGCCTCGGGCCTTGCCGGGCGGGGGTCGTTCCGGGGCAGTAGCAGACCCCGGACTCGCTGCTCGGGGGCAGGGTCGGATAACGGTTCCTACCCCTCCGCGGCGAACTTTTTCTCCGTCTCGGGCTCGCGCCCTTCGGAGACGACCTCGCGCAGCTCGCGCATTACGGCCTCCGCGGACGGCACGCGGGGCGCCGGCCAGGGCCGCTCCCCGAGGGCGAGCGGCGGGGCCTGGAGGGACGAGAGCACGTCCCGCGCCCGGTTGGCGGTCACGACCTGGTCGATCAGGTGCTCTCGCTCCTCCTCGAGCCGCTGGCAGCGGGCGTGGACGGAGACGCGGTCGTTGTGCATGCGGGAGGCGGTGTCGACCATGCGGGAGAGGGCATCGCGCGTGGCGGCGACGCGGTCGCGCATCTCCTCGTGCAGCGGCAGGGCGGCCTCCGGGACTTCCTGGGGCTGCGGGCGCGGAGCCCGGGCGAGCGCGGCCCTCTCCTCCCGCCGCTCGGCCTCGCGCCCCTCGCGGTGGAATGAGACCGAGAACCCGAGGACCGCGGCGAACGCCGCCCCGGCAGCGACGAGGGCGACGTTGACGCTGTCCGGAGCGAGCAGGAAGGCGACCGCGACGCCGCCCATGACGAACCCGCACCCGCACTGGACGACCCTATGCCAGTTAACCATTGACCTCTCCTCTTTTCTTGACCTCGGCGAGCACAAACAGCCGGACCGCGGACGACAGGTTGACGACCCCGTCGTCGAGCTGACTAACGATCGCGGACGGCGTCGTCCGCCGACGCGCGCAGATCAGTTTCAGCTCGCGCAGGAACTCGGGTTCAAGCGAGATCCCGGTCCTGTGCCCGTTCACGACGACGCTCAACTTCTTAATCACGACGCTTTCTTCCCCTCGCGTTCTTTCTTGTTCGCCTCGTAGGACCGGAGGTCGGCGATCGCCTCCTCGAGGCGGGAGCGAGGTAGGTCGGCGAGCGCCGCGAGCTCCGGGTGGCCTTTCGGGCGCGTCTCGCTCAGGTGCTTGATAAGGTGCTCGTTCGGGCACCCGACCGCGTCGCGGAACTCGCAGAGGCGCGCGAGTTCCTCGTCGTTGAGGGCCTCGCCGACGACGACCGGGCGGCCGGCAGACTTGCCATCGTCGTCCTCGCCCTGGGCGACGAGCCCGAGTGAGGCGAAGGCGGTGTGCCGCTTCGCGTAGGACACGGAGGACGCCCACGCCTGGACGTTGTTCTTGCTCCCGCCCGTGTCGGCCGGGAGGTCGAAGTAGCAGGAGTCGTCGGTGTGCCCGTGGCCGCGGAGGACCGCAGTGACGCGTATACGCCCGTCCGGGGCGGTCCCGATCCGGTGCGTGATGGCGAGCCCGTGCCGCGCTAGGACCGGCTTGATCAGCGGGAGGACGGTCTCCCACTTGGCGTACGGCGTCGCCTGCGACCGGGTCTTGCCGCCCTGGGGCCGGTCCCGCGCCTCGACGACGATCCGGCCGTCCTTGGTCAGGACCGGGAGTTCCGGCGCGGCGTCGATCATCGCCCGGTCGAAGTCGACCCGGGCCTGCCGGTCGAGGAGGCGCTCCTGGATCTGCAAAAGCCGCTCAAATTTCTCCGCATCGACTTCCTTTACGCCCGCGAGGCGCTCGATCATCTCCGTGATCCCGACGACGGCCGGAACGGGGATAGCCTGCGGCGGGCCGGAGTTGCCCGCCGGCTGGCCTTTCGCCGCCCCCCTCTTACGGGGCGCGGCGATCAGCTCCCCCTTGCCGGCGGGGCCTCCGGGCTGATCCGCGGGCGCCTCCGCCGAAACGGTCGGTTCGGCCCCCGGGACGGTCGCGAACAGGCTGTCCTCCGGGGTCGCCTTGGTCTTCGCTTTCTTGGTCATCGTTCAATCTCCACCATTGGCCACCGACCGCCGTCGATGGCGAGCTTCGCTGCGAACATCACGCCATCGTTGAAGATAGTTCCATGCTTGCCGAGCGTCGGCGGCGGACCTTTCGCATCCATCGCGATCGCGATGGGTCGGACTTGGCTCGCCTTGATGTACCCGACGTGGACGCCGCGGGCCCAGACTTGGACCGCGTTCGGGTCATAGCGGTTGTCGGGCTCGCGGACGAGCGTCAGGGGCTCGCCCCGCGGGAGGGAGGAGACGAGCCCCTCCGTCCCGCGGTGCTTCATGCCGACGAGGGCGACTAGCGACTTCACCTGAGCCCCCCCTTCTCGTCGTAGAGCTGCTCGCGGCAGGCGTCGAAAAACCGGACCTTCATGCTGTCCACGTAGTCGACCCTCATCCCGGACGGGTTCGGCGCGGGGATGCAGCCCACGATTAGCTTCAGCCGCGTCTCGAGGACGGCGACCGTCGTCCGCAGGCTCTCGATCGCGCGCGGCGCCTCTTCGGCGCAGCGGTCGCAGTGACCGCACGCGGTCCCGAGTATCCACGATCCCGTACAGATCGCGGTCATCGCGCCCTCTCCGCTAGATCGGGGCGATGCCATCGCGCCGGTTCAGCGATCGCCCTTTCAGGCGTCCAACCCTGCTCTATGCGGCTACATACGAGGCGACGGTTTAGCCCGAGAGACTTGATTACGTCGGAGAGCGGCATCCTGCGCCCGTTGACCATGACGAACCGCGTCGTCCTGCGGTTGGCGTTCTGCTCGCCGCGGGTGGCCCAGCGAACGTTCCCCGGCTCATAATTGCCGTCGTTGTCCGGAAAGCGGTCGATCGTGTGCTTGGACGTCGGACGCCTCCCCACATCCAGGAGGAAGTTACAGAAGCTGTCGCGCCACCGGTCGCAGACTATGATCCCTCGCCCTCCGTAGTGATCGAACCATTCGTGGTTCGGGTTTAAGCAACGGGCCTTCATGTCCTGCCAGCATTGATATTCAGGAGACCGCCGACCTTTCGGGGAATGCCCGTGGCGGAGCCCGTTCTTGTTGCCTGGTTTAGCTCCCCTCATCGGACGACACTCCGGTTGCGGCGCCCGACCTCGGCGCCGTCCATCGTCTTTCGGTAGTCGTGGACCTTCGCCCAGGCGGTCAGCGCCTGCTCGATCGCCTTGAGCGGGAGGAACGGCCAGAGGGCCTCCATGTCGAGCTTCGTCCTATCGACGACTTCCGCGTACTTCTCCTGCCCCATCGTCGAAAGCGTCCCGTCCGCGCCCCGGGACCGCATGATGTCGGCCGGTTTCGCGAGGGTGGCGATGTGCGCCTCCTCGGCTCGCGCGGTCGAGACCGTCGCCTCGACCTTGGCGGCGTCGGCGGCGGCCTCCTGCCCGCGGGCGGCCTCGCCCTTCACCGCGATCGTCTCGGGCTTTCGAGCGCGCTCGGCGGCCAAGCGGGCCTCCTCCGCTTGGCGCGCCTCGCGGTCCGCCTTCTCCTGCGCCTCGCGCGCAAGCCTAGCCTGTTCCGCCGCCTCGCGCTCGCGCCTCGCGCGCTCCTCCGCGAGCTTTCGGTTGTCATAGTCGGTCAGCCGCGCATTAAGCACGTCGGCCGCGCCGGGGTTGTTGGTCTTCGCCCGCCGCGCGAGCTTGTCGACGAGCCCGAAGAAGAACTGGTCGACGGCCTGCCCGCCGCGGAGGTACGGCTGTTTTTCCTTGGAATGGAACGCCTCGATCGCCTTCGCGGTGTCGCGGAGGCGCTTGATTAGCGGAACGACCCGAGCCTTCGTCGCGTCGTCCTCGATCGTCTTCGGGATCTCTCGGGCCTCTTCGAGGAGCGCGGCCACGATTTGCGGCTGCCTCGCGTACTCATCCTCGAGGAAGGCGGTCGTAACGGCGGCGAAGTCGCCCTCCTCGGCGGCGATCGACCGGGCGAGGGGCGGAAAATTTGCGCCAACTTGCAGGCGCGGGTCTGCGGTCTCGTTCAAAACGTGATCTCTTCGTTGTTGGGCTGGCCGGACGGCGAGCCGGAAGCGTATAGGGGCATGTCGACCGGCGGCGGCTCGACCCGGACCGGTTCGACCGGGACCGGGCACCGTTCCAGGTTCTTGCCGCGGACCGTCGCGAACTCCCCGTGCTCTCGGCGCCACGGGGACCGCTCGTCGACCCTGATCCAGACCGCGTCGTCGCAGATGGCGACGACCTCCCCGACGCAGCTAGCATCGTCCTTGCACACCACGCGCTCCCCCACGTCGAACTTGAGGAGCGCGATCCCGACGACCTTGCTGAGGGTTACCGCGAACCCGTTGTGCTCGACCTTGACGTGGACGAGGTCTTCGCCGGGCTGGACGTCGAACTTGACCTTCGCGTGGACGACGAGGACGTCGCCCTCGCGCGGCAGGTATCCTTTTGGCAGGCTCATTCGGGGTCTCTCCTTCGATGCTCCTCGCAGGCGAACGACCCGTCCCGGAAACACCCGCAGAGGAGCTCGAAGCGCGGGTATCGGTCGACGGTCAGGCGGCCGCCCTCGGCGACCACGACGTGGCCGGCGTAGAGGGCGGGGCGGAGGTCGGGCGGGGAGTCCTCGCCGGACATGATGGCGTTGACGGCGGCCTGGGCGGGGTGCTCCTTCACGACGCCCTCGCGAGCATCACGAAGTAGAGCCGCGCCAGGGCGAACACGCCGACGCAGAAGGCGGCCGCGGCCAGGCGGTCGAACCAGGTGGGCAACAGGTCTCTCGTGGGAAGGTTTCTCATCCGATCGTCCCTCAGGTCAGGTTACGTCGCGAATCAGATATAGGGAATTTCCTCCCCGCCGTCTAGCCCCCCTAGTCAACCGCGAGGTAAAGGGTTAATTTTCTACCATCAACCTGGGAACGGAGAAAACGCACGTGATCGCGGAGATCGTCAAAAACAACCTGATCGCCATCGCCACCGCCTACCGCCGCGGGACGGGCGCCTCGCTCACGCAGATCAGCAAGGACTTCTACGGGAACTCGAACTTCTTCGCGTCGCTCAAGAACGGGTCGCACAGCGTCAGCGTGCGCAAGCTCGACGAGATGATCGAGCAGTTCCGGGAGCGGTGGCCGGCTGATACCCACTGGCCCCCCGTCCGGGTGATCTCGATGGGGCAGAAGCCGCAAGAGTGAGAAAATTAGCCCCCGGACTCTTGCCGCGGACTCTCGAATCGCCTACCTGCGCGCTGTCGAGCCCAAGCGACGGAGGCGACCGATGGCGCGCCGGAAGGACGATAACGTGGAGCAGAACATCGCCGTCCCGCTCGACGGCGACACGCGAGAGTGGCTCTCAAGGCTATCCCTCGCGACCGGCGACCCGATGGGCCGGATCGTCGCGTCCATGCTAAGGGACATACGCGCCGACGACGAAGCGTGTCATAGTCAACTGCACTGAACAAGCGAAAGGACCACGATGGCCAGGAAGCCAAAGACGGACGGTGCGAGGCCCGCGATCTCGCAGCCGAAGCTCAAGTCGCTCATGGCGACCGCGCGGGGCGCGAAGAAGGACATCGCCGAGATCTCGGGGAGCCTCGGCGAGCAGATCAAGACGGCGGTCGAGAACAACCACCTCAACCGGAAGGTCTTCCGGCAGATCGTCGCGCTCGACCGCATGGAACCGGCGACGCTGCGGCGCTGGCTCGAGGACTTCGAGCACTACCTCGACATCAGCGGGCTCCAGGCGCGCGCGGACTCGGCCCCCGAGCTCCCGATCGCCGGGGAGGAGGACGGCGAGGACAACGTCAAGCCGTTCCCGTCGCCGACGTCGGTCGCCGCGGAGTGATCGTCCTCGGGATCGACCCGGGGCTGAGCGGCGCCCTCGCGCTCGTCGAGGGCGGCCCGGACGTACACCCGCGCCTGCTCGCGGTCGCGGACATCCCCACGACGGGGGAGAAAGCGAAGCGGCGCGTCCACGTCGCCGGCGTGCTCGAGTTCGTCCGGCGGTTCCCGCCGGCCCACGCGTTTATCGAGCGGGCGCAGGCGATGCCGGACCAGGGGGCGAGCAGCGGGTTCGTGTACGGGCGGGCCGTCGGCGCGCTCGAAGCGTGCGTCGACGGCCTCATGATCCCGAGCACGGTCATCGAGTCGACGGCCTGGAAGAAGGCGCACGCCCTGATCAAGCGCGAGAAGGAGGATAGCCGGCAACGGGCGATCAAGCTGTTCCCGGGGGTCCCCGGCTTCGAGCGCATGAAGGACCACAACCGGGCCGAGGCGGCGCTGATCGCGTGGTACGGGCTCGCGCTCCTGCGCGGCCAGGGCCTCGACTTCGAGCGCACGGCGGCGTGACGCCCGTGACCGACTTCCGCGACGCTATCGTGAGGAGGCTTAGGGAGGAGAACGACGAGCTACGCGAGCGGGTCAGGCAGCTCGAGGAGCTATTCTACGGCGGCGACGAGTTCACGCCGCCCGAGTGGGGCCTCACGGCGCAGGAGCAGATCCTATTCTGGCTCCTCGTCCGGCGCCGGCACGTGACGCGGGACCAGGCCATGACGGCGCTCTACAGCGACCGGGCGGACTGCGACGTCGACCCGAAGGTCGTCGACGTGTTCGTCTGCAAGATGCGCGCGAAGCTCGGGCGCCACGGCATCAGCATCGCGACGCACTGGGGGAGAGGCTTCGAGCTCGACGCGGCGACGCGGGCGCGGTTCCGGCGCCCGCTCCCCGCCGCGCAGAGGAGGGCGTGATGCTCGACCGGACCGAGCGCCTGGACGACCCGCTCCTCGCCGGCCTCCCGGACGGGCACTTCGGCGCGATCCTCTGCGACCCGCCGTGGCGGTTCAAGACGTGGAACAACGTGACCGCTATCAAGCGGCGCGGGAAGGGGACGAACGTTTCCAGCGCGGTTCACTATAGGACGATGACGCTCGCAGAGATCGCCGCGGTCCCGGTCGGCAGCGCCGCCGCGCCGGACTGCGCGCTATTCCTATGGATCTCCTGGCCGATGCTGAGGGACGCGCTCAAGGTCATCGAGTGGTGGGGGTTCGAGTACAAGACCTGCGCGTTCGACTGGGCGAAGGCGCGCGTCGACCAGATCGACATGTTCCGCGACGACGCGGACGCGAGCATGGGGATGGGCTACTGGACGCGGGCCAACACGGAGCCGTGCCTCCTCGCGACGCGCGGCCGGCCGCGGCGCCTGCACAGGGACGTTCGCATGGGGGTCATCGAGCCGCGGCGCGAGCACTCGCGCAAGCCGGACTGCGTGCACAAGCGGATCGAGCGGCTCGTCGGCGGACCGTACCTGGAGCTCTGGGCCCGGCAGGACCGGCCCGGGTGGACGGTCCGGGGCGACGAGGTCGGGAAGTTCAGGGAGGCGGCAGAGTAAGCCGCAATTCATGTTGAAAGCGGAGTTTTCAAGATACCCTTGCGCCGCAGAGCTTTGAGCAAGATCGCCGACCTTGCGGTCATGAGTGCAGTGATCGCCGGGGCGATCGCCGCCGGCCGGCTCCTCGCCTGGCTCCCGGCAGCGGCCGACAAAGAATGTTACGCCGCCCTTGGGGCGATCGAGTCTGGACGGGCGGGGTTCCCATCGGAATAGAATCGGACTAAAAAGGTCGCCCCGGTCGGGCCATCACACCCGCCGGGGCCGATCCGCGAATCTGTTCTGGAGGGGCGCGCGGACCACGAGGTTTATATATCGCGAGACCTCGTGTTCGACAACCCCTCCGACCGATGGAATCCTTCGCCCTTGGAGGGGCTTGAGCATGGTCTCTTACTATCAGCACGACATCGCGTCCTGGATGGACGGGACGGAGAACCTCAGCGACGGCGCCTACCGGCTATACCACGTTATCTGTCAGCTCATTTACCTGCACGAAGGGCCGATCGTATACAACGCGCGAGGGCTCGCTGGCCGATGCAGCATGCGCCACGAGCTAGTCACCCGCTACTATATCCCGCAGCTCCTCAAGGCCGGGAAAATAACGATCGAAAACGGCAAGATCAGCAACGTCCGGTGCCGGTCTGAGCTGTCGAAGATCGAGGACCGCCGCGTCGCCCGCCGCAGTGCCCCGCCTACGCCCCGCTCCCCGTCCGCTATAGGTCCGCCCCTAGTCCGCTCCCCTCCCGCTTCCCCTCCGCTCCCTTCTAAGCCTTTGAAAAACAACGGCCCGGAACCTCCTACTATACTAGACTCACTAGACTTAATAGACTCAAGGGAAGAAACGCGCGCGCGGCGCGCTTGGCCCTTCGACGAGTTCTGGAAGGTGTTCCCGAACAAGGTGGGCAAGCAGGCTGCGGAGAAGTCGTTCCGCAGGGTCGAGCGGTCTAGGGCAGTCTCGTTCGAGGAGCTAATGGCGGCGCTGCGGCGCTATGCCGGGAAGACGGACGACCGCCCGTGGTGCAATCCGACGACCTGGCTGAACCAGGGGCGGTGGGAGGACCGCCCGGCGAGCGGCCCGCAGCCGCCGCCCCATCCCCCGGCGCCGGTCGACCCGGCGAAGGAGGCCGCGCGGGCGGAGCGCCGCGCCCGGGAGCAGGCTGAGTACGACGAGTGGAAACGACAGAATGGAGGTCAGGATGCCCGGCTTTCGCTTTGACGGCATGGGGACGAAGCAGCGCGTCTACTGGGAGCGGGCGCTCGCGTTCATGGGCGCGGAGGCCACGCGCGGCTCGACGTTCGAGCTGCGGGAGGGGACGTCGCAGTGGCGCAAGTGGCGGCAGTATTTCGAGCGGCACCTCGGATTCATGCCGAAGGGGATGCTGATGCTCGCGCGCGGCCAGATCGGCTGCTTCCTCGTCCCGACGGAGTGGCCGGACGAGTTCGACCCGCTGTTCTCCTACGACCAGGCCCGCGACCCGCCGAGGCCGGCCGCGCCGAGCCCGCAAGAGCAGGCGCGGGTGTCGGGGAAGTTCGACAAGCTCCTCGGGACGATGCGGATGCGCTCGATGAACGAAGCCGAGCGGGAGAAGGCTCGCGCGGAGGCGACGCGCCGATCGGCGGAAACCTCGCAGCGCATGATCGAGGCGGAGTATCGCCGCCTCGGGATCGAACCGGTGACCTCGAACGGCCTCACCGTCTCGCTCGCGATGCTTAGGCGGCAGGGGTGGACGGTCGAGGAGGTCGGCGGGGCAAGGGTCCTCGTGGCCCCGGCCCGCATGGCCGCGCAGGTGGAGGGACGAAAGAGCTGGGAGGAATGAACCCGTGAAGGTCGGCGACGTGGTTGAGGTCCGCAGGATGCAACAGTTAGGCCCGGACGAGTGGAGGCCGGCGCTAGTCGCAGAAGTGCAACAAGAAAAGTTCCGCGTGGAGTTTATCGCAACTAAGGACGGACCGCCGACTTGGTTGCCAAAAAGTCAGGGCGGTTGGATGTGGAAGACGGAGTGAACATGCGAGTGGCGTCTGATCAGATGACGGGAATGCTCAAGAGCTTCGACAACCGGAAGGGGTTCGGGTTCCTGATCCCGGACGACCCGGGGCCGACGATGGGCCGGGACGTGTTCGTGCACGTGACCCAGACGGGGTCGATGAGGTTGACGATCGGGCAGAGGTTCGCGTTCGACCTCGCGGCCCACGACGGGAAGGGGCTTCAGGCCACGAACCTGCGGTCGCTCTCCGACCCCATGCGGGTCGCCGCGGCGGCCGCGATGGAATGGCTCAAGGCGAACGTCGACGCGACGCACGACGTTAGCGGGGTCCGCGGCGTGATCGCCGCGCTCGAAAACGCCCTGAGCAGATCGCGGTGAGGGAGAGCAAGAGGGCGGACGCTTGGCTCGGGGCGCTGGTCCCGGCGCCGAGTATGACAAGGCCGCTGGTTCAGGCGTTCCTCGCGATCGACCCGGACTTCCTGCCGCCCGCGCGGTGGGTCAGCGACGACGTCCTGTGGGACTACGCCGCGTACGTGGCCGACGCGGAGCGCCGCGGCGAGCGGCGGTCGAGGTACGCGAAGCCGAAGAGCTACCGGTGACGTTCGAGCACCCACACGACGCGGCGATGGCGGGGATGCGCGACGGCATCCTCGGGTCGCCGCCGCGGCACGTGGGGAACTTCTGCGAGGTCTACGAGCGCGGCTACGTGCTCGGGGGCGGCGAGCGGCGGCGGAGGGAGAAGCTGATGAAGCGCGGGACGAAGGTGAGCTACCGGTCGATCGACGGGCAGGTCTACGAGGGCGTCCTGTTCTGCGACGTGCGCGCGGACGGGACCGTGGGGGTCGACGTGGACGTGCCGACGTGCAAGGACAACCCGCTCTCGCTCACGCGGGTCAACTGGAGCGACGCCCCGAGCGACAAGAGCTACACGGCGTGGCCGAGGGAGGGCGCGTGACTAAGCCGAGGATCGAGAGCTCCTGGCCGGCGTCGAAGGTCTCGCTGTGGCCGATCGACAAGATCATCCCGTACGAGAACAACCCGCGCACGCACCCCCCGGCGCAGATAGACCTCCTCGCGCGGTCGATGCTGGAGGACGGGGTGACGACGCCGATCCTCGTCGACGAGGAGGGAGTGATCATCGCCGGCCACGGGCGACTGATGGCGTCGATGCAGAACGGGTTCAAAAAGTACCCCGTCGCCGTCGCGCGCGGGTGGACCGAGGAGCGCAAGCGCGCGGTCCGCGTCAAGGACAACCAGTACGGCCTCATGAGCGGGTGGGACCGCGAGCTGATCCGCGGCGAGATCGCGTTCCTCTCGGGCGCCGGCGAGGACGTGTCCCTGCTCGGCTTCGGCGACGCGCAGCTCGTCCAGTTCACGACGCTGCCGGGTCCGCCGTCCGAGTTCCAGGCGTTCGGCGAGGACATCCCCGTGACCCACCGCTGCCCGAAGTGCGGGTACACGGGTTCTGGCGACTGGAGGGCGAAGCCGCAGGAGCCGGCGGCGCCGAAGAAGGGGAACGGGAAGAACCGGTGAAGCCCCCGTACCGCGTCCCTACGATGGCGGAGGTCGCCGCCACCCCTCGAAACGGCCTCAAGATCTTATCGACCTTCAGCGGCGCCGGGGGCTCGTGCCTCGGCTTCCGGATGGCCGGGTTCGAGGTCCTCTGGGCGAGCGAGTTCGTCGAGGCGGCGCGCGAGGTCTACGCGGCGAACGCCGGCCCGGGGACCGTGCTTGACGGAAGGGACATCCGGCTTGTCGACCCGGTCGAAGTGCTTGACGAGCTCGGCCTCGCGGTTGGCGAGCTCGACGTGCTCGAAGGGTCGCCCCCCTGCGCGAGCTTCTCGACGGCGGGCAAGCGGTCGGCGCATTGGGGGAAGGTCAAGAAGTACTCCGACACGGAGCAGCGGACCGACGACCTGTTCTTCGAGTACGTCCGCTTCCTGCGGGCGATGCGGCCGCGGGCGTTCGTCGCGGAGAACGTGAGCGGGCTCGTGAAGGGGGTCGCGAAGGGGTACTTCCTCGAGGTCCTCGCCGCGATGAAGGGCTGCGGCTACCGGGTCGAGGCGCGGCTCCTCGACGCGCAGTGGCTCGGGGTTCCGCAGCAGCGCCAGCGGATCATCTTCGTCGGCGCGCGCGAGGACCTCGGGGTCGACCCGGCGTTCCCTTCGCCGCTTCCCTACCGCTACAGCGTCCGCGACGCGATCCCGCACGCCTCCGCCGTCGGAGGCGTGCGGGCAACCGGCTTCAGCGGGTCCAAGATGGCCCGGTCGTCGAGCCCGTCGCCGACGATCATGGCCGGCGGCGGGAACGGGATGAACACGTCGCAGTTCGGGATCGAGGTCGAGCCGGAATGCGACATCTCCCGCTTCGCGATCGGCCGATCCGCCGGCGAACTCAACCCCGGGAAGTACCACCCGAAGCACAAGCAGCTCATCGTCGCCGACCCGTCCGAGCCGAACCCGACGATTTCCCAGCGGCACGGCGGCGCCGGCGTGGCGTCCGTCGTGATCGAGGCGCGCAGGGTCGCTCACAGCGACACGGTCCCGGAGAACGTCGGCGCGTCGCTAGAGGGCTACGCCGTCGGCGCAGAGTACGATCGCCTGAACCCGGGGCAGTCGTCGGACCGGTTCTTCAACCTCGTGCGGGCCGACCTAGACCAGCCGTCCCCGACCATAACCGGGCAGGGAAGCGGGGCCGGCGCGGGAGTCCCCGGTAGCGTGGCCTCGGTCTGCCATCCGACCGAGAAGCGCAAGTTCGCGATCGCCGAGCTGCGGCGGATATGCGGGTTTCCGGACGACTTCGCGCTCTCGGGGACCTACGCGCAGCAGTGGGAGCGGCTCGGCCGCGCCGTGCCGCCCCCGATGGCCTGCGCGATCGCGTTCAAGGTCGCGGAGATGCTCGCAAAAGCTCCGCCCAAAACGACTGCGCGCGCTCGACGTTCTCGGGCCGGTTCCACCAAAGGCTTTTCCCCGAAGGGTGGGGGCAGACGGCCACGTGCGCGCAGTCGCGGGCGAAGCGCGACCACTTGAGCGGCTCAAGCTGCCGGAGCCCTAACGCCCCGGCGACGCTGGCCCCGAGCAGGACGACGACGTCCCTGGCCGCGACGACCTCCGCCATCGCCGCCGCGGCGGCCTTTGCCTCCGCCATCGGGAAGCGATCGCCGCCGGAGGGCGAGGGGCCGGGCCAGTATGAGAGCAGGTTCGCCCGGTCGAACCGCGCCAGGAAGCTGGTCCGACCGAGCCCGCAGAGGGCGGCGAGCCGCCGGCCGGAACGACCGGACAGCGGCTCCCCGAGGACGGAGCGGCGCGAGGGCGCCTGCCCGATGATGAGGGGCTTCATGCAGCATCGTCCTCGACTTCGTCCCGGAGGACGATCTGGTCGGAGGTCCACTCCGTGCCGTCTTCGGCTAGGAAAACCGGCTTGTCGTCCCGAATCACGGTCTCCTGGTCGTCCCAAAAAACCGTTGTTGCTCCCAGCCAGTCGAAAGTGACGTTGCCGTCCTTGTCTCTCTCGAAGGAGTCGTCGGTGATCTCGGCGCGAGCCGAAACCACTTCCAGGGTGCCCATGATGGGCGACCCGTTGGGAGCGAACGCCCTCATGCTGCTACCCCTTTCTGGGTGACGACGAAGCGTCCCTCGACGCGCTCGACCTTGGCGCCGACCTTCTCGCAGACGCGGCGGAGCGTGACGGCGCACTTCTTCCAGCCGCCGAGCTTCTTGCACAGCTCCGCCTCGGTCGCGCCGATCGAGCCGGCCGCCACCGCGGCGTCGAGGAGGAGCGCCTGCTTAGATCCCGCCCGGAGGCCGTCCGGCCGGCTAGAAGCTGCCGCCGGCTGGCCTTCCGCCGGGGCGGCGACCTTTGGCGCCCGCGGCGCCTTCCGCTGCTTGGCGCCCTTCTCAAGGGCTGCGACGGCGTCCGTCCCGGCCGGGGCAGTCATGAGGGTCATCACGTCGTCGGCCGCGGCCTCGCCGAGCGTCTTCGCCTTGCGCGCCTTGGCCGGCTTGGGCGCCTTGGCGGCCTTAGGCTTGGCGCCGGAGCTACGGAGCTGCGAAGGGTTCGCGCCGAGCATCTTCGCCGCGGCGCTCGCCTTGGACTTCGGGTTCTTGATCTTCGCCGCCTTGGCGTCCTTCGCCTTGAGCGCCTTGCGCTCCTCGGGGGTCAGCTTCGGCCGGACGAGGAAGCTCGGCACGCTAAGGTCGTCTGCCAAGCCTGCGGGCGCCGGGGCGTTGTCGGTTTCGTTAGCGTTCATGGTAGTTTCCTTCGGGTTCGCCGGAGCGGCACGCGCCGGCTTGGTGGGTCGCTTGGTGATCCAGTTAGCGTTGCGGGCCTCGCGGAGCCTCGCCTCCTTCGGCCCGATCTTCACGACGGCACAAACCGGCCATGCTTGTCGCGGCGAGGTTCCCAGTTGTTCGCCTTGCGAGTAGCCCAGCCGCGAAGGACGCGATCTCTATCGTTCTGCTCGCGTTGATTCTCGCGCTGCTCTGACGGCGTAGCCCAGCGGCAGTTGGTCGGCTCGTAATTGCCGTCGACGTCCGGGTAGCGGTCGATCGTGTGGCGCTGCGACGGCTTCGGTCCCATGTCCGCGAGGAAGGCGGAGAAGTCTTTGCGCCACCTCTCGCAAACTTTGATGCCTCGACCGCCGTAGTATTTGAACCCTATGTGGCTAGGGCGCTTGCAACGGTCGATCATGGCGCACCACGTTCGATATTCCGCCGTTAGTTTTCCCCGCGCCGCGTGGCCGTGCTTGGTATTTCGTGCAACGAGATCAGCCCTTGTGGTTATGCCAACTCCTTCCAGCATCGTGAGAGTGAACTCCCCGGGCGACGGCCTTGCGGTCGACGCCGCGGCCGGCAAGCTGCTCGGCCTTGGCGATCTCCGCCCGGGCGAGCGCGCTCCCCGTCGCCATGATGCGGCGGTAGGCGCAGGCGTCCGTGACGCCGTTGCGCTCGGCCGCGTCGTCCCAGCCCTTGAACGTGATCGCGCCCTGGGGGCCGACGACCGCCTTTACGAGGCCCTTCTTGAGCTTCGCCTCGAGGGCGGCGACTGCCTTGAGGACCTCGGCGATCCGTTCCTGCACGGTCTGCTTGGGCTTCCGCATGGTTTCGCAGGCCATTAGCGCGGCTCCCCCTGCTCGGCGGCGCGGAGGTCGGCGTTCGACGCCTTCCAGATCGCGGAGTCCTCGAGGTCGAGCGCGGCCGCGGCCTTCGGGGCGGCGGCGGCGACCTCGTCCTCGCCGAAGTCTAGGAAGGCGGCGCGCAGCTCCGTGATCTTGCGGATCGCGGACTTGTCGACGCCGATCGCCTTGCCGTCCTTCTGGTCCCGGACGATCTGCGACGCCGCCGCGCGCGCGGTCGCGACGGCCATCTCGACCTTGGTCTGCGCGTCGACCGTGAGCATCTCGCCGATGCCCTTGACGCGGCTCGCGGCCTCGCGGATCGCCGCCGCGTCGCCCCCCTCGACGCCGCCCGCCATCGCGGCCATCAGCTCCGTGATCTCGGAATTGATCGCGCGGACGGCCTCGACGTCGTCCGGCATGACGCGGCCGGCGAGGACGTAGAGCGTGACGGTGGTCAGGGACGAGCTGGCGTTGAACTCCTCGACGACGACCTTCGCGGCGGCGACCGCGGCGTCGAGCTTGTCGGAGCTAACCTCCGGGCAGAGGAGACCGAAGGCGGTCTGCGAGCAGACGGAGCGGATGAGGCCGCACGCGCGGGTCCGTGCCTTCTTGGCCCGGTCGTGTTCGACGGGGTCGTCGATCGTACGCTCCATCTCCCAGCGGGCGACGGCGGCGCCCTCGGGCGTAGCGGCGGCGCCGTCGATCGCGGGCGTGCTTTCGAGGTCGCGGCGAGCGTAGTGGACGTTCCCGCGGACGCTCGTCTTGAGGGCGACGAGGAACCCGGGGCGGAGGGTCGTGCTGCTGATGGTCATTTGGTGGTCTCCTATCGGCGGGGTGATTCCCCGGCGCGGCCCTACTAGGAAGCTGCGCGCCGGGGGATGTACAGGGCGTCGTGGAAAAATATCCCCTAGATGTCGAGCGAGCGGAGGCGGGGGGCGGAGGTCTTCTCCTCGGCGACGCCGGCCGGCCGAGCCTTGCCGACCGCCCATTCCCGCAGCGCCTTGATCTTCGGCGCGGCGGTCTTCGAGAGCGGGACGACGCCCTTCGCGGCGGCGAGCAGGTCGTCCGTCGCGATCGCGCGCTCGCCGTCGTTGAAGGCGGCGAACATCGCCTCGGGGACGACGGCCGCGATCTCGGCGCCGGTGAACCCCTCGGTCGCGTCGGCGACCGCGCCGCAGTCGACCGAGTTCGGGTCGCGCTCGAAGCCGCGAAGCGTGGCGAACGCGATCTGCGCGCGCTCCTGGTTCGTCGGGAGGTCGACGAAGAACAGCTCGTCAAACCGGCCCTTGCGGAGGAGCTCCGGCGGGAGGGCGGAGACGTCGTTCGCGGTCGCGATCACGAACGCCTCGGACGAGCGATCCTGCATCCACGTGAGGACGGCGCCGAGCTGGTCGGCGGAGGTCCCGCCGTCGGAGGAGCCGGAGGTCGCGCCCTGCATCGCCTTCTCGATCTCGTCGAGCCAGACTACGCACCTGCCCACGGCCTCGATGACCTTGAACGCCTTGCGGATGTTCTGCTCGGACTCGCCGACGAACTTCGACTTGAGGGCGCCGAGGTCCATGCGGATCAGCGGGACGCCGAAGAACGTCGCGGTCGCCTTCGCGGTGTACGTTTTGCCCGTGCCCGGGATGCCGACGATCAAGACGCCCTTCGGGGTCGGGATCTTCGCGGCCCGCGCCTTCGCGGAGAACGCAGCGACGCGCGACTTGAGCCACGCCTTCAGGTTCTCGAGGCCGCCGACCGCGTCGAGGCCGCCGGGCAGGGGGTCGCACCACTCGAGGATTCGCTCGCGGGCGATCACGCGCTGCTTCTCCTTCGAGACGACGGCGGGGTCGACGCGGCGGAGCTTGACGAGCGAGTGGTTGAAACAAGCGACGGCCTCCTCCTCGGTCAGGCCGACCGCGGCGTCGATCGCCGCCTCGCGCTTGCCGTTGAGCGGCTCGACCTTGTCGCCGCCGGACCGGACGGCCTCGTCGAGCACCTCGCCGATCTCGGCGCGGTCGGGGAGCGGCCACTCGATGACGGTCGCGTGGTTGGCAAGCTCCGGGGGGACCTCGCCGCCCGGGGAAAGGACGACGACTGCCTGCGTGCTCGCGAGGTCGGCGGCCGGGAGGGAGCGGGCCAGGTTGCGGAGCTGGCGGAGTGTCGTCGAGCCACCTATCCCGGAGAGCCACGCCGGGAGGTCGCGCATGATCCAGAGGCCGCGGAACGGGTCGGAAGTGCGCCGGGAAGCGTTGCGGACCTCGTCGAGCGCGGTCCCGGCGTCGCGGGAGCCCTCAGGCTCGGGGAGCGGGTCGCCCTGATCGTTGGCAAGCCCGACCGCGCAGTCCCACGTCGTGACGCGGTACTTGAGCGCCGCGGCGGCGGCGGCGAGGTATCGCTCGACCCGAGCCTCCTCGCGGCTCACGATCCAGATTAGGGGCTTGCGGGCGCGGAGGAGGGCGGCGACGTCGGCGGCGACTTCTTGCGAGCGGGTTTTCATTGGGCGAGCTCCGTGGTGAAACCGGGAAGGGTACGGGCCGAGCGGTAGAGCGCGACCGAGGCGGCGAGCTCCGCGGTCGCGCACCTGATCGGCTGGCCCCGCGCGTCGCACGCGATCTTGAGCAGGCCGGCCGCGTCGCGGTAGCGGGCGAAGTAGAATTGTTCCATCGAGGTATTTTCCTATCGGCGAGGGACGGGAATCTCCCCCGGCGCAATTCCTATTGAAAGCTGCGCGCTGGCCGATGTACAGTCCCCCATGAAGAAAAATGTCCCCGTCCCCAGCAAGTTCAAGATCCCCGACAATTGGACGTTCCGGAGCGAAAGCGTCGCGCGGAACTTCGACCAGCACGTCCGCGAATCGCTCCCGTGGTACGACCTCGCGACGGGCATCATCGTCCACGTCGCCCGGTCGTACCTCCCGCGGCGCGGCGTCGTCGTCGACGTCGGGGCCTCGACCGGCAACATCGGCCGCGCGCTCGCCCCGATCCTGAAGGTGCGCGAGGCGCAGCTCGTCGCGATCGACTCGGCGGCGGAGATGGCCGCGGTCTACGACGCTCCGGGCCAGTTCGTCGTCATGGACGCCGTCGAGTTCAACTTCGCGAACCGTCGTCCCGACCTGATCGTCTGTTTCCTCGCGCTCCAGTTCGTCCCGGTCGCCGAGCGGGGTGGCCTAGTTCAACGCATGATCGGAGCGATTCGTCCGGGGGGCGCCGTCGTCGTTTTCGATAAGATGGTGCCGCGGCCCGGCTACGTCGGGACGGTCGCCTACCGGATGACGCTCGCTGCGAAGTCGGAAGCCGGGGCGTCGCCGGCGGAGATCGTCGCGAAGGAGCTCTCGATCGCCGGCGTCCAGCGCCCGCTCGCAGAGGAGGAGCTCGCCGGCTTCGTCGAGGTCTTCCGGTTCGGCGACTTCGCCGGCTTCGTCCGCGAGCGCCCGGCGCTGTAGACGCCGGGGACTTCCGTCCCTATACAGGCGCATCTGGAGGACCGCCGCATGAGCAAGAAGCCGACCAAGCAGTCGCGCGCGACCGCCCGGCGCAAGGCGCGCCAGGAGCGGGCGATAGAGGCGTTCCGCAAGTGGTACATCGGCCGGCAGAGGCGCCACGGCCTCAGCGCCCGCGACCTGCGCGGATACCTGTTCACGGTCGGCGTCCCGTTCCGCGACCTGCCGCAGAGGTCGAAGCAAAAGCTCGTGGAGGACTTCGGATGATCTCCGTCACCGTCCGATCTGAGGAGGAGTTCGACAAGGTCGTGAACGAGAAGGAGGTCGAGGGCCTTCGCCTAGCGTGCATGAGCAACTGCGGCCTGCCGCCCGGCGTCGTGCGCCTCACGTTCCTGCCGGCCAGCAGCTTCGCGAACCCCAAAGGGAAGACTGCCAAGTGACCTTCGACCCCTACGCCGAGCTCGGCGTCCCGCGCGACGCGGGTCCCGAGCAGATCAAGAAGGCACACCGCAAGCGGGCGAAGCGCACGCACCCGGACGGCGGCGGCGACCCGGACGCGTTCGTCCGTACGCAGCGCGCGCTCGCGGTCCTCTCGGACCCCGGCAAGCGGAAGGTCTTCGACGAGACGGGGCGCCTCGAGGAGGACAAGGCCGACAACGAGCGCGCGACGGCGCTCCAGATCATCGAGGCGTTCATAAACGGCGTCATCGACGCGCACTTCCAGGGAAAGGCGGTCGACCCGCGCTGCCGCGACCTCTTCAACGAGTTCAGGATCGCGGCCGAGAACGAGATCGAGCAGGCAACGGCCGGCATGGCGCAGGGGCGCCAGGTGAAGGCGTTCCTCGAGGACCTCGCCGGCCGGGTCAAGGGCAGCGACCCCGCGCGGCCGATCGAGAGAATGCTCGAGCGCCGTATCCACTACGTGGCCGACCAGCTCAAAAAGGCGGAGGACTCCATCGCCGCCCGCAAGCTCGCCATCGAGATCGCGGCGCGGTACTCGATGGCGAGCGCCTACACCGTGACCGTCACGGTGAGGTCATGACGCGGCGCGACACCGTCCTCGCCCTCACGGCGGCCGTCTGCGTCGCGTACGTGCTGGCGGTCGCCGTTTCGCGCAACGCGGTCAAGGGGTCGACGGAGATCGACCTCACGCTCGCCTACGCGTGCGGCTTCCGCGCCGGACAGCACGACATCGGCGAGGTCCTCGCCCCGTCCGTCGCGTTCTCGCCGCTCTCGCCGCACTGCCTGGGGATCGGCGAGGTCGCGGCGCGCCACGGCTTCGACCCCGCCGCGGAGAAATGCACGAACGACCCCGAGAAAAGAGACGTCCACCGCTGCCCGATGGTGAAGAGCGACCCGTGACGCACTCGGCGAAGAAGCGCGACCGGCGGTGGGCGAAGGACCGCGACGGCGCGATCAAGGCGCTCCAGCTCGCCCGTCGCGTGATCGAGGATGAGCGTCAGCGCCTGCGCTGGGAACCGCTAGAATGCGTCACCGTCCGCCGCTTCGACCGCGCGATCAAGAAGATCAACGCGGCGATCGGCGGCCTCGAACGGAAGGAGATAGGGCCATGAGGCTCATGCGCAACCAGCTTACCGGCAAGGGCAAGTACACCGTCTTCGACAATCGCAAGCGTTTGGTCGTGGCCAACGACGGCCCGGGCGAGGAGAATGAGCACTTTGTTTTGATGTTAAAGGACAAGTACGCGCGGGCGGCGCTGCTCGCCTACGCGCGGGCGGCGACGGAGGACGGGGACCACGAGTACGCCGCCGACGTGACGGAGCTCGCCGACCGGGCCGGCGAATGTCACCCCAAGTGCAAGAGGCCGGACTGATGGGCGAGAACACGAAGATCGAGTGGGCCACGCACACCTTTAACCCCTGGTTTGGTTGCCAGAAGGTCTCGCCGGGCTGCGACAACTGCTACGCCGAGGCGCTGATGGACAAGCGGCTCGGTCGCGTCCAGTGGGGGCCGCACGGCGAGCGCGTGCGCACGAGTACGGCGAACTGGAACCTACCATTGAAGTGGGCGATGGCCGCCCGCGGCGCGCGCGAGCGCCCGCGAGTGTTCTGCGCCTCGCTCGCCGACGTGTTCGACAACCAGGTCTCGGACGAGTGGCGCAGCGACCTATTCGCGCTGATCGAGAACACGCCGGAGCTTGACTGGCTCCTGCTAACGAAGCGGCCGGAGAACGTCCGCGCGATGCTGCCGGCGTGGTGGCAACCGCCGCTAAGCGCGCCTATGTGGCTCGGCGTGACGGCCGAGGACCAGCACAACTTCGACCGGCGCTGGGCGATCCTCCGCATGGTCTGGGCGCGCGTCCGGTTCGTGAGCTACGAGCCCGCGCTCGGCCCGCTGCTGATCGACCACCTCGAGGACGACGCATACCCGGACTGGATAATCTGCGGCGGCGAGAGCGGGCCGAACGCGCGGCCGATGAACCCCGCCTGGGCCCGGGACCTGCGCGACCAATGCGCCGCCAACGGCGTCCCGTTCCTGTTCAAGCAGTGGGGCGAGTGGGCGCCGTTTTACTATCGCGACGACGGTGAGCCTCGAAGGAGTCACGAGTTCGGTGACGTGCGCGTCCATCGGATAGGCAAGCTGAACGCCGGGCGTCTCCTCGACGGCGCCGAGCACAACGCGTTCCCAACCTGGGAGGAAAGGTGATGGAAGAATCCCTAGACTGGCACACGATGAACCTGCCCGACGAGGTCGAGCTCGCCGAGCTCCTATACCCGCGCAACCCGGTCAAGGACAAGCTCCACCTCTACGGCGGCGACTGCCTCAACTGGCAGCAGGCGAAGGGGTCGAGGCTCGACCCGCCGTACTACGCCGCGGCCGCGGCCATGCTCGCGGTGATCCGGGTCGCGCAGAAGCGAACGGCGGAGCTCGACCCGCGCTCCAACGGCGGCGACCACTCTTACGACCTCAAGGGCAGCGACGGCGGCCCGATGCCCCTGAACGCGATCGACGCCGAGCGCAAGCTCGAGGCCGCGATCGAGGCGCTCGGGAAGCCCGAGCCGCTCCTGCCGGAAGGGTTCTGCTGGATGATCTGCGAGCTCCTCGGCCACAACGTACACGTCGGCCGCGTGATGCAGGTCGAGCAGTTCGGCGCGAAGATGGCCCGCGTCGACGTCCCGTACGTGGACGCCGAGGGCAAGCTCTCCCGGTGGCAGACGCATTGGTTCACCGCGGCCTCGGTCTACCGGCTGACGGAGACCGACGAGGCGACGGTGATGAAGCGCGCGTTCAAGCCGCCCCCGCAGATCGGCCGCTACATCCACCTGAACGACGACGACCCCAATGACGCGAGCGGCGTCGACGAGGACGGTTACTGATGTGGACGCTCTGGCTCGCCGCCGTCGGCCTCTCGTTCGCCGCCCTCGAGGCGTGGCGAATCCACACGGGCAAGCCGACCCTTTCCCGCGCGACGTGGGTTTTGAGTAAGCAGTGGCCCCCGCTACCTTGGCTCGTCGGCCTCGTCGTCGGGTTCCTGGCGGCGCATTTCTTTTGGATCGGCGAAGGGTGCGATCTGGTGAAATAGAGCGATGATCATGTTCTGCCGGCGCGGGATCTGGTGGCCCACGGCCGCCTATTACAAGGCGCACAAGCCCGTGCGCGGCAAGTACCGGCGGCGATGGAGGAATTGACGTGGCCTACGGCAACTGGGGCGCGTTCGTCTACCGCAACGGCGACCGCATGAAGGACAACGAGGACGCCTCGCCCTTCCCGAAAAGGGAAGGCGACGGCTTTGTCGAGACGTTTCACGCCGTGCTCGGGAACGGCCGCGTCCGCCTGATCGGCTACAAGCACACGCCGAAGGTCTACGTCGACGGCGTCGCCCTGAACATGGACCGGTTCGTGGTAGCTAAGCCCGGCGTCGACAACGACGAGGAGTTCGTCGGCGAGGTGCAGGGCTACGAGTTCAAGGCCGCCCAGCACGATGGCAACATGGTCGACCTCTGGCTCAAGGAGCCGGACGGGACGCAGTGGAACGCGACCTGCGGCTACTGCTACGGCGCCGGGCACATGGACTGACGCGAGTTTGATCATGCCCCGAGGGGGAAAGCGAAAAGGAGCGGGGGGCAAGCGCGGCCAGAAGAAGGGCACGCTCCAGAAGATCGACGAGGCCAACGTCCAGGAGCAGATCGCGGCCGCGCTCGCGACCGCCGAGAAGATGCGCAACGCGCGCAAGAAGCTCGCGAAGGAGGAGCTCGAGGACTTCGTCCCGATCCTGCGCGAGGTCGTGGCGCGGTTCCAGCGGCGGGCGATGCGGCCCGGGGAGGACGGGCGGGCGACCGCCGGACCGGACCAGACGCAGTTCGACCCCGGCGACTGGAAGATGCTCAAGGAGTGGATGGAGTTCTACGTCTACACGCTCGACGCGCTCGCGGACTACCAGTCGCCGAAGTTCAAGGCGATCGCCGTGATGGCGCCGCCGCCCTCGGAGCCGGCGCCGGCCGAGCGCAAGGACAACGTCGTGCAGATCGACGACCCGGCCGCGCTCGCCCGGGTCTACCAGCGACGGATCACCGCGGCGCGCTGAGCCGAAGGGAAGAACGATGAGCACGCCGCCGCTATTGTCTAAGATGCTTGAGGTCACGGTTGGTGACCTGATCGTGCGGGAAACTCGAATTGTCGAGCCACGGACGAATTGCACCGTTGCGAGAAACTTCCCGAGCCGAGAGAAGGCCATCGCCGCGGCGCGAGAAATGAATGAGGTCGCGGATTGGGTAGGTGTGCTCAAGACGCGGGCCGAAGGAAAGCGGCCCAACTGCCAAGCGGAACTCAGACGCATCGCTGAAACGCATGGTGGATCGTTCGCCGAGAACGCCAATGTCGCTACCCACATGCTCTGTGCGGCCGTCGTCGAATCGATCGAAACTGCTAAAGCGAGGGAATCGGTGAACAAGGCGAAGGAACCGCGAACCTGCGTCGAGTGCGGCAAGCCGTTCGTTTATCGGCACGTGCTCCAGAAGACCTGCTCGTCGGAGTGCTCGGCGGCGAACCGCGACAAGGTCATGAAGCGGGCGCGGGATCGGGCGCGCGAGAGGTTGAGGGAGATACGCGCCAAGGCGCAGGCAAAGCACGGATGACCCTCCCGGCGGTCCGCGTCGACTGGAAAAACCCCGACTACGGCGCGATCATCCGCGTGCGGCTCGAAAACCTCGACCAGATTCGGGCGCACCCGGAGGACCTGCCGGCGCTCAAGGCATACTACCGCGAGAACCCCTGGGACTTCGTGAGCGACTTCGGATGGACGTTCGAGCCGCGCAACGTCGAGGTCGGCCTGCCGGCGATGATCCCGTTCGTCCTAATGCCGCGGCAGGTCGAGCTCGCGCGCTGGATGATCGACAAGTGGCGCGCGCGGTCGTCGGGCGCGGTCGAGAAGGCGCGCGACTGCGGGGCGACGTGGGTCGCGATCTCGCTCTCGTGCACGCTGTGCATATTCAACAGCGGCGTCACGGTCGGCTTCGGCTCCCGCAAGGCGGAGTACGTCGACAAGCTCGGGACGATGAAGCCCATCCTCCCGAAGGGGCGGATCTTCATGGAGAACCTGCCGGAGGAGTTCCGGGCGGGCTTCGTGCCGTGGCGCGACGCGCCCTCGATGCGGATCGGCTTCCCGGAGACCGGGTCGCTGATCACGGGCGAGGGCGGCGACGACATCGGCCGCGGCGACCGGACCTCGATGTTCATCGTCGACGAGGCGGAGCACCTCGAGCGGCCGGACCTCGTCGAGTTCTCGCTGTCGCGGACGACGAACTGCCGGATCGACATGTCGTCGGTCAACGGGTCGGCGAACCCGATCGCGCGCAAGATCCTCGAGAAGCGGGTCGACGTGTTCTACTTCGACTGGCGGGACGACCTGCGGAAGGACGACGCGTGGTACGCGGCGGAGAGCGCGCGGCTCGACCCGGTCGTCGTGGCGCAGGAGATCGACCGCGACCGGTCGGCCTCGGTCTCGGGCATCGTCATCCCGGGCGCCTGGGTACGCTCGGCGATCGGGTTCCGCGAATGGGCCGGGCTCGGCCCGTCGGGCGAGTGGACGTTCGCGCTCGACGTGGCGGACGAGGGGCGGGACAAGAACGCCGCGGTGGGCGGGCGGGGCATCGAGATCAGCCTCGCCGAGGAGTGGAGCGGCAAGGGGTCGGATACTTTCGCGACCGTCGAGCGGGCGTTCGCGATCGCCGAGGAGCACGACTGCCGCCACTGGCGGTACGACGCCGACGGGATGGGCGCGGGGGTCCGCGGGGACGCGCGGGTGATCAACGAGCGCCGGAGGTCCCAGCGCCTGCCGGAGCACGCGGCCGTCGGTTTCCGGGGCTCGGAGGCCGTCTTCGACCCTGAGGGCGTCGTCGAGGGCACGACGGGCCGCGAGGGCGACCCCGGGCGCCTCAACCAGGACTACTTCCTGAACCGGAAGGCGCAGGGCTGGTGGCGGCTCCGCAAGATGTTCCAGCGGACGCATAGGTGGCGGACGGAGAACGTTCGCTGCGGCGCCGACGAGGTCGTCTCGCTCGACCCGAGGATGCCGAACCTAAGCAAGCTCGTCGCGGAGCTCTCGCAGCCCACGTACGGGCAGAACATCGCCGGCAAGATGCTCATCAACAAGCGGCCGGACGGCATGCCGTCGCCGAACCTGGCGGACGGGGCGATGATGCGGTTCGCGCCGATCGACGCGCCCGGCGTCCTGTTCACGCAAGAGCACGTCAAGCAGCTCTACGCGGCGTCCCCGAAGCGGAGGAGGTACTAATGGCGAATACGACCCAGATGATCGAGTGGCTCCGCAAGCTGGCGGGCAAGCGCGACCGGCGGGGCGCGGTGCACGGCGTCGACGGGGTGAGCCTCGCTCGGATCGCCGACCGGCTCGAGGAGCTCTACGTCGACCGCAACCGCCTGATCGAGCAGCAGTACCAGCTCATGCGAAAGGCCGAGCTCCCGCGCCAGCCCCTCGACTTCGCCCCGCTCGAAAAGTCGTGAGCGTGTATAAAACGGGACAGACGAGAGCCTTCGGTTGAAGGATGATGACAGGCAACCATACTGGGTTATAAGAAAGGGGAGCTGCCCTGCTTATGCTTCAGTCGTGGGAATGCCGGAATGAGCGACTACGAGGACGACGTCAAGCGTCAGCCGACCGGTCCGCTTACGGAAAGGGAACTCCAGGAGATACGATACGGTTTCGAGCTAGACAGGGCCGGGAGGCTGTACAGGCGCCGGGCCGTGCTGTGGTTCAAATACGTCGGAGCGGGGATAGCCACGGCGGTCGCGGCCACCCAACTGCCGGACGGGATCGCCAAGGTCGTCAAGCTCCTCCTCGGAAAGTGAGGCTTGCATGGACGCGTCGAAGGTTCTCCTAGTCTTCGACCCGACCCACGTCATCGGCAAGGCCGCCGCGCTCCTCGTCTCGATCGGCCTTAGCTTCCTCGGCATCACGTGGCTCGACCGCAGCAGCCCGGTCATCATAGCGGGGGGCGAGGTCCGCCCCGACACCGTGAGAGCCGGGAACTGGGCCGAGGTTTTCTGGCACATCCGCTGGAAATCGCACTGCTCGTCGGTTATCCTCAACCAACAGCTCGTGAGCCCGTCGGGCGCCGTCACGCCGCTGGAAAGCGTCAGGGTGGCGCAGGTCCAGCCGTCCAATTCGTTCGTCGAAGTCGGCCGGCCTTTTCATGTTCCGTGGACGTGGACGGCCGGGACCGGGCGCTACGAGGCGACGGTGATCGCCGAGTGCAACCCCGTGCAGGCGCTGTTCCCGCTCACGGTCTCGGCGCCGAACGTGCCGTTCGCCGTGAAGGAGTCCCCGGTGACGACCCAGGAGCGGATGCTCGACCTCCCGCACTGACTATCTTTCCGCGCCGGCTTGAATTACCCTAAGAATCAAGATGAAAAACAGGGTAAGCCGAGATGGCCAACAGCCACGGGGGGAAGCGCGTCGGCGCCGGCCGAAAAAGGAAACCTCAAGGGACTACGAAACCTCGAGGAATCAAGCCTGACCACGGCGGCAGACGTGCGGGGGCCGGGCGCAAAGGCAAATACCCGAAGGTTGATGCGGATCGCGGTTCGCACGTTTACATCATTCACGAGGTTGACGCCGCAGACATATGCAAGATCGGTATCACAAACAACGTCGCTCATCGTCTTTCCGACCTACAGATCTCGAACTGGCGCCAGCTCGTCCTTGCCGCGACGGTTCCCGTCATAGCCCAGTCGGAGGCCCTCAAGATCGAGCGCTACGTGCACCAGATCTTCGCAGGGAAACGCCTTAACGGAGAATGGTTCCGCGTCACTGTCCAAGAGGCTCTGACGGCAATAGGCACCGCGATGGTAGAGATCGCGATCGAGCGAAGAACACCAAAACAGAGGGAGCTATTTTGATGTCGGCGGAGACGATGCTGCGCGAGGCGCTCGACCCGAAGAACTTCCCCCGGTGGGCGCAGGCGTGCCCGAAGTCGTTCGAGGAGATGCAGAAGTCGATCGCCAGGGCCGCGGTGATGATGGCGAAGCTCCCGCTCGCCGACAGTACGCGGGCGACCCTGACAATGACGCTCGGCGACGTGGCGGCGTCGTGCTGGGCCGCGGGCCAGCGGTCGGTCAAGGAGGGCAACCTCGACGTCGACGCCTTGCAGGGGAAGGGCTGATGGCGAACGGGCACGGGGGCGCCCGCCCTGGCGCGGGGCGGAAGAAGGGATCGTCGCCGGCGAACGACAACAGGGGACAGCCGGAGAAACCCGCGTCCCCCCCTCAGCGCCTGGCCTCGTTCGAGGCGCTCGCGGCGCTCGTCGAGGCGAGCAGGGAGCGGGCCAAGACGCGCGAGCGGACGCGCGACTGGTGCCCGTTCAAGATCGCCGAGCACCCGCCGATGGCGATGCCCCGCAAAGAGCTCACGATGGCGATGGACGACGCCCTTATGGGGAACAACAACTGGGCCGCCGATTCGTGGATGGCCGGCGGCATGCTCTCGAGCGTGGCGTCGGAGGGCCTCCTGTTCCTCGGCTATCCTTTCCTCTCCGAGCTCGCGCAGCGCGCCGAGTACCGCATCATCTCGGAGACGATCGCGACGGAGCTGACCCGCAAGTGGGTGCGGTTCAAGGGGAAGGGGGACGCCGACAAGACCGACAAGATCAGCGAGCTGAACGACTTCCTCGACGACCTGAAGCTCCGCGACCGGTTCTGCGACATCGCCCTCCAAGACGGGGAGTTCGGCCGCTCGCACCTGTTCCTCGACCCCGGCGACGTGAGCGACGACGAGCTCAAGACGCCGATCGGGACGGGGCGCGACCGGACGACGAAGGGCAAGCTCGGGACCGCGAAGGGCTGGCTCAAGTCGCTTAGGGTAATCGAGCCGCTATGGGTCTACCCGACGACCTACAACGCGCAGAACCCCCTCCGCGGCGACTGGTACAACCCGCAGGTCTGGTACGTGATGGGGCGCGAGATCCACCGGTCGCGCATCCCGACGTTCATAGGGCGCCCGGTCCCGGACCTCCTCAAGCCCGCCTACTCGTTCGGCGGGCTCTCGCTCTCGCAGATGGCGAAGCCATACGTCGACATCTGGCTCCAGACGCGGGAGAGCGTCGCGGAGATCGTCCGCTCGTTCTCGGTGATGGTCCTCGAGACGGACCTCGCCACGCGGCTGATGCCGGGGGGCGGCGGCGCGGCCGACGTGCTCGCGCGCGTCGCGGCGTTCAACGCGCTGCGCGACAACCAGGGCACGTTCGTCATCAACAAGAACACGGAGGGGTTCCAGAACGTCTCGGCGCCGCTCTCGGGCCTGCACGAGCTCCAGGCGCAGTCGCAGGAACACGTCGCCTCCGTCGCCCGCATCCCGCTCGTAAAGTATACGGGCATCGAGCCGTCGGGGCTCAACGCCTCGTCGGAGGGGTCGATCCGGACGTTCTACGACTCGATCGCGGCTTTCCAGCCGAAGCTGTTCGACCCGAACCTCGACTTCGTGATCGACGTGGCCATGATCACGCTCTGGGGCGAGCGCGACCCCGACATCGTCAAGGAGTACGTCCCGCTCCACTCGCTGACCGAGAAGGAGGAGGCCGAGCTCCGCAAGACGAACGCCGAGACCGCGCAGATCCATATCGACTCGGGCGTCCTATGGCAGGAGGAGGAGCGGGCGCGCGTCGCGAGCGACCCGCAGGGCCTCTACCCCGGCCTCGACCCCGAGGACGTGCCGGACCTCAAGGAGGAGGAGGAAGCGGGCCTCGTCCCGCCGGGCGCCGGCAAGGGGCTAGAAGCGGTCCTTGAGGAACCAGGGGAGCGCGGCGGCGAGGACGCGGCCATCCTCCCTTTTGCCGAGGACGCTGAGTGGCGGGAAGGGGACCACCCGCGCGACGCGAGCGGCAAGTTCGGGGCCGGGGGCGGGCACGCTGCGGCAACCGCGTACAAGGAGCACGCCGCCGTCAATGAATGGCTCCGCGGCGAGCGAGACCCGTCGACCGGCTCGGCGAAGGAGAACAAGAAGATCATCGCTGAAATGGACGAGCTGATCGCGTCGAGCAAGACCGACAAGGCTCAGACGCTCTACCGCGGCTTCGGCGACGCCGACGTGGTGAAAAACGCTAGCGGCAAGGGCTACGTCCGCGACCCGGCATTCCTCTCGACCTCGACCGATGAGGGCATCGCGCGCGAGTTCGCCGGGTCGGGGTACGTAGCGGCGATCAAGGTCCCGGCAGGGACGAACGCCTATTCGTTCGGCGACGATGACCCGCAGAAAGAGGTAGTGCTACCGCGCCGGACGCGCCTAAAGATCTCTGGCGCCGACCACCAGAAGAAGATCCTTCACCTAACGCTGGTCGAGGCCCCCGCGGCGGCCGACGATGAAACGGAAGAATGAGCGAACGCTGCGGCCCGTCCGCGCGAACGCGGGGATCGCCGCGGCCTACAGGCGCCGGATCGTCGCCCTCCTCGACGAGATGGCAGCGTCGTACGAGCACTGGATAGCGGCGCAGTACCGGGCGAAGCCCCCGGCGATGGCGCAGGACGCGAGCGCGGCGAAGGAGCTAGAGCGCGAGCTGCGCAAGCTCGGGAAGCGCTGGCAGCGTCGCATCGACGAGGCGGCGCCGAAGCTCGCGGCGTGGTTCGCCCGGGCGGCGGAACTCCGGTCGGAGACAGCGCTGCGCAAGATCCTCCGGGACGCCGGGATCAGCGTCAAGTTCACGGTCACGAGGGAGATGCGCGACGTACTCGACGCGACGGTCGCGCAGAACGTGTCGCTCATCCGCTCGATCCCGGAGCAATACCACACGGAAGTCGAGGGCCTGGTGATGCGCTCGGTCACGGCGGGGCGCGACCTCGAACAGCTGACCAAGGACCTCCGGAGGCGATACGATATTACGCAGCGCCGAGCAGTGCTGATCGCCAGGACACAAAACGGAATGGCAACCGCTGCGATGACGCGGGCTCGACACACCGCAATAGGGATCGAGGAAGCTCTATGGCTACACTCTCATGCGGGGCGCGAGCCGAGGCCGACTCACCTGGCCAACGACCGGAAAAAGTACAAAATTGCGGAAGGCTGGTACGATCCTGACCCCAAGGTCCGCCGTCACATTTGGCCTGGGGAATTGATCAACTGCCGTTGCGTTCCAAAGCCGATCGTGAAGGGGTTCTCGTGATGTCGAGGAAGTGGGCCGGAGGCGACAAGCTGACGGACGCGTTCACTTACGATGAGCGCCTGCGCGTCGCGGCAGGCGACGAGCGGCCGGAGCACGACTGGCGGCCGTGGCCGGGACATGGGGTCCGGTTGCTCTGCGCGCGATGCGGCCTAGACTCGTTCCGCCTTTCGCTCCGCAACGTCATGTGCCTGCTCGACCGGGAAGTCGGTGCGAGGCGGGCGATGCGCAAGATGGACAAGCTACGGTGACCCTGCGGCTGCGGCGCGGCCGGCGGCGCGCGCGGCCCCGGGCGACGAGCGAGCGGTGGTCGAGGGAACGGCGGATCAAGCGCAAGCGCGTGAGGCGCGGAAAGGACGGGTGGAGGTCGTGAGCGACGAAGGTGGGGTGCCGAGGCTCGTAACGACGAAGCCGGAGACGGAGGTCGCCGCGGACCTCAAGCGGCGCCTCGAGGAGGCGTTCGAGCCGGTCGCGCGGCTTATGGACGAAGCCGCGGGGCACGGTTTCATGGTCCAGTGGGACTCGTTCTCGTCCGGGCCGCCGACGATGCGGAACGCCGTCCGCGGGCTCCGGCTCGTCAAGTATTTCTGATCGCTTCCCGCCGCGCGGGGGGCGTGTTAGACAGCGGACGGCGCCCGAATCCCGCCGGGGGTGAACGTCGATGAAGAAGCTCGTCCTGACCGTGCCGATCCTCGCGGCCGTCGCCCTCACGTTCTTCGCCGTAGTGGGGCCGCCAGGCGCGCGGGCGCAGAACGGCCTCCGGCAGGTCCCGCTCGGGTTCTGCCCGCTGTCCTCGATGACCTCCTCGACGGGGCTCGCGAGCTGCTCGGGGGGCATCCCGGCCGGGACGACGTACGCGGTCATCTGCGCGTACACGGCCGGCATAGTCTGGCGGGACGACGGCACGGCTCCGACCGGGACGCCCGGGAGCGGCGGGCAGGGGCTCGGCGCGGGCTCGTGCATCCCGTACAACGGCACGTTCACGGCGATCCGCTTCATCCAGCAGGCCACCGGGGCGCTCCTCGGGGTCACATTCTACCAATAGGTCCCCGCACATGACTCGTGGAAAACGTTGGCTGGCGCTCCTCGGCCTCCTCGGCCTCGCGGCGGTCTCGCTCGCGCAGGTGCCGAACGGCGGCCCGATGGTTCCGTCCGTCCCGTTCCCGCTCGCGGCGTCGAACGAGCTTGCGGACTGCGCGCCGTCGACCAGCTGCAGGAGCAACATCGGCCTCGATCCCTCGGTCTCGACCACGGACGGGTGGGGGGCGGCCGGCAACGCGATCTCGGCGACGTTCGTCGCCTGCTACACGAACAACGGCTCGTTCTGCGGCGGCCAGGCGTTCAACATCGTCAGCTTCCCGACGACCCAGAACGGCTCGCAGTCGACCACCGTGACGGGAACGTTGGGCGGGAGCGTGATCACGCTTCAGTCTGGATGGTGCCGGTCGGAGATGGCCGGGTCGCCGATCTACATCCCCGGGGCCGGCCTCGGCGGGGCGCCGCTGTTCACAAAGATCGTCTCGTGCATCAGCACGCAGCCGTCGGTCGCGGCGTCGATCGAGACGCCTATGTCCGTCGTCCCGAGCGGGACGGTGACGGTCTCTTACGGGGCGCAGGCGCTCAACGGCGGAACGGGCTGGCAGCAGACGGACGTCGGGAAGGGGATCTACCTCGGCAACTCGGCGGGCGGCCAGCTCGGCGGCACGTTCACGATCACCGCGGTCACTTCTGGCCTGAATATAACGCTCAGCTCAAACGTTTCGTCGATCAACAACAGCACGGCCTCGAACTTCGTGTGGGGGACCGACGACAGCACCGCGGTTAGCAACGCCTGCGCCGCAGCCGCGGCGATCCCGTCGCGGCAGCTCCAGGTCCCGCTGAAGCACTTCGTCCCATCGCTCTCGGCGATCTGCTACAACGTCCGCCTGCGCGGCTCCGGTGCGCTCATGAGCACGGAGTTCGGCCTTCCGGTATCGAGCGGCGCGGGCGCCGGCATCGTGCAGGAGTTCGTCGTCCCGTACGACGCGCCGCCGGCGCAGGGGCCGCGCCGCGAGGTGATCGCCGCGCGCGACCTCAACCAGTGCAGGCTCGCCGGCCCCAACCCGATCATCGTCCAGTCGGGCGACAGCCTCGAGCAGCTCGTGCCGAACGAGCTGTCCGGCCTCGGGACCTACCCGGGATCGTTCAAGGCGGCGTTCCTGCGGCAGAACCAGCGGACGCTCTGGCCGACCTTCCGCAACGCCGCGGCCGGCGGGGCGCAGTACACCAACTTCGACGGCAACCCGAACCAGGCGACCGGCGACGTCCTCACGTCGACGTCGACGCCGTGGCTCACGCAGATCGCGGCCGTCAACCCGTGCCTCGTGATCAACGGCATGGGGAACAACGACGGCGCTGGGCTCTCGATCCCGGCCCTCGTCGACAGCTACGTGAAGATGACGACGCCGGGCGCGGTCTTCGCGACGCCGCCGGACTTCATCTACGTAACGCACCACCCCTACAGCCGCATCAACAATAGCAACATCGACGCGTGGGAAGGTGACGAGTACGCCTCCGGCTACATCTGCTCGTTCGCCCACGTCATGGGGCGTCCGTGCATAGACGGCGCGCGCGAGGGCGAGAAGCACCTATTCGGGATCGACCCCGGCGCGATGCGGATGACCCGCCGGTACGACGTCCCCTACAACACCAACAACATGGCCCTGCCGTACTCGCTCTCCGGGTCCGTCTACGGCCACTCGGCGCAGTTCTTCAAGAGCGGGCAGAACGGCGCGACGTTCTGGGCGAACTTCACTGGCAACGGCGGCGTGACGGACCCGCGCGGCAACTTCATCGCGTTCCGGGTCGGCAAGAACTCCGACAACGTCGTGTGGCTGTTCTACAACGGGACGAACATCGGCTACGAGTGCGACCCGTCGGCGGGCCTTCCCGGCCTCGGCTGCGACGGCCCGAACGGCCAGCCCCCCGTCGTCCCTTCGCTCCTGAGCAACGTCACGGTCGCCAACACGGGCGGCGGGGGCGTCGCCCAGGTCTCGACCTCGACCGCGGTCTTGCAGCCTTGCACGGTCGGCGGGACGGTCGCGATCCCGGGCGCAGGCGCGGTGCTGACGCCGCCCGGTTATACCAGCTACACGGCGCCGCTCGTCACGACGGTCACGGCCTGCAATTCGACCTCCCTCATGACCCTCGCGGTCGCCGCGACGACGACCTACGCGGCGCAGTCCGGCTTCGTGATGTTCGGGAACCCGGTCACCTACTCCAACGTGACCGACGCCTCGAACTGCACGAACGAGCCCTTCGGCTTCGAGGTCAACTTCGACACGCTCAGGGTCTGGTTCTGCTCGACGAACCAGATCGTCTACGAAGGCCCGGTGATGCGGCCGCGGGGGCTCTACCAGCCGTCGATCTTCACCGGCGGCAACCGGCCCTCGTTTACGGTCGGGGTCGACATTAACGGCGGCACGACGTTCCAGACGCTTCGCCCCAACCCGAGCCAGATCACGTTCAACGACGCCGAGGTTAGCGGCCCCGCGAGCAACGGCCCTCTGTCGAACCAGACCTACTCCGGCCCCGACGGCGGCGACGGCAACAACCACAACACGATGCGGTTCGGGACGCGGGTCATCGCGCCCCTGTTCGACGCGCAGGACCTTTCGATCGCGCCCGCGTATGTCGGGCCGGCGAACAAGCCGGCGCTCGGCCTCGGAATCCCGCAGGCGCGGACGATGGCGCTGTTCGGGGATAGCATTTTCCAGGGCAACGACACGATCAACCTCAGCAACTCGTCGTGCTCGTCTGGCAACTGCGCCGCCACCCTCGACGGCGGCTACGGGACGTTCGCTAGCGCGTATTCCGGCTACAGGGTGCTGCGGGTCCCGAACACGGGCAACTGCTCGCTAAACGGGTCGACCTCAGCGATCATGGTCAACTACGTGAGCTGCGTCCTGGCGCTCAGGCCCGACGTGGTCATGATGGAGATCGGCGGGAACGACGCGGCCGGGAGCACGGCCTGCGCCACGGTCACGGCCACCAACCGGCAGATCTACAAGGCGTTCATGCAGGCTGGGATCGCCGTGATCAAGTACGGCGTCTACCCGCGCGGCGGCGGGAGCGCGTTCACGACCGCGCAGGCGAACTTGGCCCAGTGCTACAATCTGGAGGACAAGCGGTTCGCCGAGGGGGTCGGGAACAACGGGTTCTACTTCGTCGACCTCGACCCGCTGTACGTCTCCCCCGGCGGCGGGACGACGTGGACGATCAACACGAACTGCCTCAAGGACCTCTTCCACCCCGGGACCTCCTGCGCCTCGGCGGGCGGGTACGCGGGCGCGCAGATCATCAACCAACTTTTCCCGCCCGGCCGCCAGCCGATCTTCACGAACGCGGATGTCTACGACGGGACGAATAACCCGGGCGGCAACCTCCTCCCGAACGGGATCTTGACCGGCTCGGGCGGGTCGGCGCCGACTAGCGGGTGCACGGGTTCGACCGTCAACAATTCGAGCCTGACCGGCAACAACCTCATCGGAACGACCTGCGCGGGGTCGACGCAGACGCTCGCCGACGGCCGGGGGGCGCAGATCATCACGGTCGGCGGGACGGGCTCCGGCTCGAACGGTTTCCTGTCCTGGGCCATGAACTCTGCGACCCCGTCGAGCGTCGCGATCGGCGACGTGCTCGAGGCCGAGTGCTGGCTAAACCTCGGCGCCAATAGCAACATCGCCGCCGTCGACGTGCAGATGCAGACGATCGAAAGCTCGACCCTTTTCGTTCAGCACGGCGGGTCGGTCTCGACGCTCACGCTGCCGATGCCGTCGGCGGGCTACGCGACCGGGACGTGGACGCCGTTCCGGACGCCGCGGCGCACGATGACTGCGATCCCCACGGTCGCCGGCATCAACATCGGCTTCAGCTACGTCTCTCCCCTCGCCACCACGGTTTCCGGCACGCTCGGCATCACGAGCTGCTCGCTCAGAAAGGTCCTGTCGTGAAGCGACACCTCACCGCCCTCCTCGTCGGGACGGCTCTCGCGCTCGCGCCGGCGATCGCCGCGGCGCAGAACATGGGGGCGTCGGGCTACTACGGCGGCCCCCCCGGCGCCGGCCAGCAGCTCGGGGCGCAGAGCAACGCGCAGGCGGTCGCCGGGAACGTCGGCGAGCCGCTCTCGAACTCGCTCGCCTCCGGCTCGGCGATCACGTACTCGACCGGGACGGCGGCGAACATCACGAACATCACGAGCCTGACGCCCGGCCGCTGGGAGGTGTGGGGGACCTGCGCCTTCACGTTCGGCGGGACGACAGTGGTAACGCAGGAGAGCTGCGGGATCAGCACGACGTCGGCGACGCAGCCCGGCCTCGCGTCGGGGGCGGAGGGGCAGCTGGCCACGGGCGCGGGGTTCACGGGAGGCGCCGACAACACCGTGTTCAGCGGCGTCACGCCGATCGCCGTCTCCGCGCCGACGGTCGTCTACCTCGTCGGGACGTGCGCGTTCACGACGTCGACGTGCAAGGGCTACGGGCAGATCCAGGCGGTGCGGAGGCCGTGACCAAGCGGCTCGCCCTCGCGCTCGCCCTCCTCCTCGCCGCGCCCGCAGGCGCGCAGACGATCGGGGACCTCGTCGCCGTCGGCCCTTCTCAGCTCCAGACGAGCGACGCGGCGTCGGCCTGCGCCGCGCAGGGCTATTGCAACGCCCCGCTCGGGCTCAACTTCACCGGCTCGATCACCTACGGGAGCGGGGCTGGTTCTCCGAGCGGCCCCGCGAACGCGCTCATATGGGCCGGCGGGAACGGCGCGTACGTGCCCGCGACCGGCGTCTGCGCGCTGACGACCGGCCAGCTCTGCGCCTACGTGAGCTTCGCGTTCCTCGACCAGGTCGACGCGTCGGCGAACTTCAACGGCCTCGCCGCCTTCGTGATCCAGGACGTCGTGCAGGCGCCGGCCAAGGGGGGGCGCGGCGTCTTCAACACCTACTTCACCTACCAGGGTTCGGCCGATACGAACCAGCAGTACGGCACCGGCTCCTCGTACGTGAAGGCGATCGCCAACAACGGCGGTACGAGCCTGGCCGCGGCCGGTGCTCTGTTCGGCGGCAACCCGTTCGTCGACTTTCAGCCGGGCGCGACGTTCTGGGCGCAGGGGATCGGCATCGAGACGGACATGCGCATCATGAACGGCGCGCAGGTCCGTGAGATGATCTTCCACCAATACGTGCACGAGTTCAACTACACGCAGCCCCCGCAGTTCGCGGTCGGGCTTTCGGTCAACGCGCAGACGGCCTGGAAGGGGACCGGCTTCATAAGCGGGACGACGTTCGACGCGGTCACGTCGACCTTCGGGCAGCTGCTCGTCGGGCACACCCTCCAGGGGACGGGGATCGCGCCCGGCACGGTCATAACGGCCTACCAGGGCGGCTCGGGGGGGACCGGGACCTACACGGTCAACATCAACCAGAACGTCGGGAACATCAATTCGACGGTCGCGACGTGGGGCAACCCGGTCGGCCTCGACGCGATGCTGCAAGACGGCTCGTTCGCCGGCGTCTCCGAGATCAGCGCGACCGGCGGCGTCTTCCGCTGCTTCAACACGCTGAACTCGAACCCGAGCGGCGGGGCCGGCGGCTGCGGGACGATCGGCTACGGCCTCGACTTCGGCAACTACATCGCCGTGACCGGCAACCTCCTAAACGGCCCGCAGGGCAACGGGCGGATCGACGGGAACTTCAACGTCGTCGCCGCCACGCTGACCCTGAACAGCTCCGCCTCGTTCACGGCCACGAAGACGAACTGCGGCAACCTCGCGAGCTCGACGGGATGCCTGATCCTGAAGGACAACAACGGCAATTCGGTCTACGCGCCGCTCTACGGCACCCTCTGAACGGAGACCCTCGTGAAACGACTCCTGCTCGCCGCCTTTATCCTCGCCCTCGCGTCCAACCCCGCGGCCGCGGCGGAGACGCCTCCCCCTCCCGCGCTGCACGTCGTCGACATGGCCGCCGTCCTCCGCGGCATCGACGGCAAGCCGATCAAGGACGCGTTCCAGCAGACGGCGGCGGATCAGGCGTGCGAGAAGTGCGACGACCTAACCCTCGCCGCGGCCGTGACGCGCGTCCTCCTCATTCGCACGAAGGACGACGCGAACATGGACCCGCTCCAGAGCTGGGCGCTCCAGGACCTCGCCCGCCGGGTCAACGCGCCCGGGCCGGTCACGCTCAACGCGCGGGAACGCGCGGTGATCGTCGAGCGCCTGCTCAAGGTGTACGGGGGGCTCAACATGCAGTCGATCGTGCTCGGCGCTGCGATCCCGCTGGTCGACCCCGAGCGCCGCGTCCCGGAGCTCAAATGACCGACGCGCAGAAGCGGTGGCTCGACGCGCACCCGTCCTACCGGCCCACGCACCCCGTCTGCGGGCACTTCAAGTTCGTCGGGCTCGGCTGGCTGCACGAGAACGGCCGGTTCGACCGCTCGGCCTCGGCGCCGGGGGCGTTCAAGGTCGGCAAGCTCACCGAGACGGTCACGCCGCCGTCGGACGAATTCGTTCCCCTGCGCTGATTCGTGTTACATCGGGCGCATGCCCCTCTCGCTCGACCCCAACTCGGGAATCCCGGCGGGCCTGCGCAAGCGGGCCTTCGACGACGTGTCGGGCGTCAAGGGCCACGCGGCGGGCGTCCTCTACGTCGCCCCGGACGGCGACGTGCTCCTTTGCCGGCGGTCGCCGGGCGAGGAAAACTACGGGGGGTGGTGGAGCCTCCCGGGCGGCGGCGCAGAGGACGGCGAGACGCCGGAGGAGGCGGCCAAGCGCGAGGTGGGCGAGGAGCTCGGGCGGCACGGGGTATTTGGCCTGCGGCTCCTCGACCGGCGGGTGACCCCGACCGGCAAGGCTTTCCACACTTTCGTGAAGACCACCGAGGAGAAGTTCCAGCCGACGCTCAACGGCGAGCACGTCGGTTACGCGTGGTTCCCGCTCGACGGGCTCCCGGAGAAGACCCACCCCGCGGTGCGGCGGACGCTCGACGAGCGGCTCGGCATCGGGGCGGCCGACATGACGCCGGAGGACTGGAACGGGCTGCGCGAGGGGTTCCTGAAGTGGACGGCCGAGGAGGAGGCGGAGGGCGAGCACGCGCTCGACGACGCCGACCCGCTCGACTGGGGCGCGGACCTCGACGACCTGCCGGTCGACAGCTCGCACGACGGGCCGTGGATGAGCGTCATGGCGCGCGACGGCTCGCGCATGTACCGGAACAAGAACCTCCCGGGCTCGGCGGAGATCGCCGGGAAGACGGTCGACGTGGACGACATGCTCAAGGCGCACGAGGCGCCGGAGTGGGTCGAGATCAAGGCGCTCCTCGCCGCGTTCGAGAAGGAGCACGGCCGCGAGCCTGACGAGAAGGAGCGGGTCGCCCTCTACAACGAGGCCCACCGCAAGAAGGGCGTCCCGGGCGAGCGCGCCCACGCGAAGGCGCAGGGCGTCGACTGGGGCGCCTGGAACGCCTGGTGCCGCGGCGAGGAAGAGAAGCTCGAGAAGGGGCCGTTCACGAACGAGCCGACGGACGCCGACGTGCGCCCGATCCCGCACGACCACGGCGAGCTCGAGGTGACGACCGATTCGGCCCTCGTGATCGCGCTCGACCGCGAGTCGGTCCGGCAGCTCGACCAGGACGGCCGGCTCCGGGTCGCGATCACGGCGATCTCGAAGGCCAACATCTGCCCCTACCGCGGCGGGGAGATCCCGCGGTGGCGGGATCTCGGCCTCGACCAGAACAAGATCTACAACCTGCTGCGGGACCCGGACGAGCTCGCGAAGGCGGCGCCGACGTTCAACGGCATACAGTTGCTGAGGATTCACAAGCCGGTCAACGCGACGGCGCCGCAGGTCGAGGAGGTCGTCGGGACGACCGGGACGGAGGCGGAGTTCGTCTACCCGTACCTGCGCAACAGCCTCGTCGTGTGGACGCAGGAGGGGATCGACTTCATCGAGTCGGAGGAGAAGAAGGAGCTGAGCTCCGGCTATCACTACGACGCGGACATGACACCGGGAACTTTCGATGGTAAGCAGTACGACGGCGTCATGAGGAACCTGCGCGGCAACCACGTCGCGCTCGTCGAGCAGGGAAGGGCGGGACCCGACGTGGTCGTCGCCGATAGCATGGAGGGCCTGATGGCCAACGCGAAGCCGACTCGTCTCGCCGCCGCCGCCCTGAGGCTGACCGCGCGGGGGATCAACCCGCTGCTCGCGCACGACGCAAAAGTCGAGCTGATGCCGTTTTTCGCGGACCTCAACACGAAGAACTTCAAGGAGCGCAAGCCGAAGGTCCTCGACGGCCTCAAGGCGGCGCTCAAGGGGAAGACGATCGCGAAGGACGCCGACATCTCCCACGTCGCGCTCGCGCTCGACGAGGTCGAGAAGGTCGGGGAGAAGGACAAGGCGGCCGACGAATCAGTCTCCGAGCCGCAGCACAAGGCGATGGAGGCGGCGGCCCACGGGCACTCGAACCTCGGCATCCCCAAGTCGGTGGGCGAGGAGTTCTCCGACGCCGACAAGGGCAAGAAGTTCGACGAGCTCCCGGCGTTCCTGAAAGAGAAGGGGATGTCGGAGGACGACGTCGAGCACGTCATGGGGATGTTTCCGCAGGCGGACAAGTCGGCGGCCGGCGACGTGCACCACCACCACCACTACGGCCACGACGAGTCGGAGACCGACGAGGAGAAGAAGGCCCGCGAGAAGAAGGCCGAGGACTCGGCCATGATCGAGGGCGGCTCCCACATGCACCACCACCACGCGGCCGACTCCAAGGGAGCAAAGGACAAGGCGATGGTCACGAAGGACGAGATGGACGCGACCCTCAAGGCCGCGCTCGCGGCGAACGCCAAGGAGATCCGCGCGGCGGAGAAGGACATCCGGATCGCGATGGACGAGGTCCGCCCGTACGTCGGCGACCTGCCGGCGACGCTCGGGCTCGATAGCGGCTCGGCCGTGCGGCGCCACGCGCTGAAGGTCCTTCAGGTCGAGGGGGCGGACGCGATCCACGAGTCGGCGCTCTCGACGATCCTCAAGATGCAGCCGAAGGCCGGCGCGCGGGAGCCCGACCCCGACCGCCGCCGGACGTCGCTCGGCATGGACGCCGCGACGGTCAAGGGCTTCAACGAGCGGTTCCCCGACGCGGACCGGATCAAGCTGGCCTGACGCTCGTTCACTGAACGAGGTTAACCCCCTCACGGAGAAGCGAAGATGCCCAGCGGATTCCAGACCCAGGTCTACAACCAGCCGGCCATCGGTATCCCGGGCGACTTCGCCTCGGCGAACCCGTACTTCACGTACGACGCGGGCCCAGGAGGGCTGGTCGCCGGCCCCGGCGGCGTGACGACCGGCCGGTTCGCGTGGGTCTACCCGCCGCTCGACCCCGACAACGCGCCGACGGTCGTCCAGAGCTTCGGCTTCGGGCCGGTCGCCGGCTTCGTCAAGCATTCGCTGCAGGCGCTCAACTCTACGTTCCTCTCGGACGCCGGGCAGACGATCCTCCAGGGCCTCCCGGTTACGCTCCTAACCGGCGGCGACTTCATCGTCACGAACGCCGGCTCGGCGCAGGCGCTCGTCGGCCAGAAGGCTTTCGCGAACCTCCTAACCGGCGCCGTCCAGTTCGCAGCGGCGGGGTCGAACCCCGGCGGGGCGACGGACAGCGGCGGCGCGGTCGTCAACACGACGCTCACGCTCGTCGGCGGCGTGCAGGGCAACATCCTCACGGTCGCGTCGGTCAGCGCCGGCACGATCTACCCGGGCGCGGTCCTCAACAGCAACGCGGTCGGCCAGGTCCAGCCGTACGGGACGATCAACCCCGCCACCGGCCTCGCGACGACCGGGACCGGGGGCGCCGGGACGTACGCGCTAAGCACCGGCGAGCAGAACGTCGCGGCCGGCACGACGATCGGCGGCAACTACGGGGTCTACACGGTCGGAACGGCCACGGGCACGTTCGCCGTCGGCATGTACCTCTCGGGCGGCACGACGCTCCCGACGGGCGCCGCGTCGCCGGTCCTCACGTTCCTGATCTCGGGCACGGGCGGCAACGGCAGCACGTTCGCGACGAACTCGGGGACCGCGGCGCAGACCTCGCACGCGCTGACCGGGAACGTGGCGATCGAGACCAAGTGGTACGCGATGAACCAGGCTCTCACGAACGAGCCCGTGAAGATCACGGACCACCCGACCGGCTGACCGTAAGCGGCAGAGGCTCACTCAGGGGAACCACGCAGGAGCGACCGACGATGAACCGCCAAGAAGCTATCGCCGCCTACCAGGCGGACCGGGCGATGCTCCAGCAGAAGGGCATCATCCTCCCCGGCGTGAAGATGTACCTCCCCGACGAGTGGAAGCACGACTTCCCGCTCGCGATGGACCAGCTCGCGATGGACGCCCCGGCGGGGACGCTGTCGACGGACCCGAACTCGGCGATCCCGGCGATCCTCACGACGACGATCGACCCGGAGGTCATCAAGGCGATCTTCTCGCCGCTCGAGTTCCCGCAGATCCTCGGCGAGCGGAAGGCCGGCGACTGGGTCGAGGACGTGCGGATGTTCCCGATCGTGGAGAGCACCGGCGAGGTCTCGTCCTACGGGGACTTCAACAATAGCGGCCGGGCCGGCGTGAACATCAACTGGCCGCAGTTCCAGTCGTACCTCTTCCAGACCATCGTCAAGTACGGCGAGCGCGAGATCGCGCGGGCGGGCTTGGCGAAGATCTCCTACGTGTCGGAGCTCGGGCTCTCGGCGGCGGACCTGCTCAACCGGTTCCAGAACCTGACCTACGCGTTCGGGGTCCTCAACCTCCAGAACTACGGGATCATCAACAACCCGTTCCTGTCAGCCTACCTCACGCCGGCGACGAAGGCGGCGGGCGGGACGGCGTGGTTCAACGGCAACACGCCGAACGCGACCGCGAACGAGGTCTACAACGACATCATCGCGCTCGTGACCAAGCTGGTCGCGCAGACGAACGGCGCGCTGAACGTCAAGTCGCCGATGACGCTCGCCATGTCGCCGCAGTCCGAGATCGCGATGACGTTCGCGAACTCGTTCGGCGTGTACGTCTCGGCGCTGCTCGAGAAGGGCTACCCGAACATCAAGGTCAAGACGGCGCCGCAGTACGGGACGCAGTCGACCACGAACCCGCAGGGCTACTCGACGGCCGGGAACGTGATGCAGCTCATCGCCGACAAGATCCAAGGCCAGACCGTCGCCTATTGCGCCTTCAACGAGAAGCTCCGCGCGCACAAGATCGTGCCGGAGCTCTCGGCGTGGATGCAGAAGCACACGTCGGGCACGTGGGGAACGATCCTGCGGAGCCCGGTCGCCGTGACGGGGATGCTCGGCATCTGACCCCTCTCCCCCGGCTGGGGGCGCGCGGCAGGTGCCCTGGACCGTCCCCGCCCGCGGTCATCGGTTCGGCTAGGCACCTCGTTCAAGCCGCCGGGGCGGGCCGCGCGTGAGGAGTACCTAAGCATGGTCACGAGGCACCCGAGCGGCCGACCGGTCCGCCCTTCGTCGAGGTCCCAGCGCCGCGACCCCGTCTGGCAGTGCCCGCTCGAGCAGCCGGCCACGCCGAGGCTGCGCGACCCGAAGAAGGCGGAGCTCGCGCCCGCGATCGGCTTCCACCGCTTCGACTCGACCTACGACCTCGACAGGAGCTGGGCGAAGAAGCGATGAATGTTTCACGACTATGCGTGCGGTGCGGCGAGCGACCCGTCGCCGCCGGGCGCTTGACGAACCCGACGCTTTGCCGAGAATGCTGCCTCAAGTCGCGCCGGGCGGCGTCCTCCAAGGGCCGGCGAACGCGCAGGCGCATGATCGCCGCCAGGAAAGGAAGCCGAGACCATGCCGTCGCCTAAACCGTCGACCGCCCCCTCCCTCCCGAAGTCGGCGCGGACCGTCACGGTCGCCTCGAAGCTGCCGATGACGATCGAGCTCCAGCTATGCCGGCCCGAGACGAAGGCGGTCTCCGGGCGCTACGGCACGGAGAAGGAGACCGTCAACGTCAAGCACGGGAAGGTCTACTTCGTCCGCGGGACGGCGCGCCCCTCCGGGACGATCCCGAAGGGCTACCCGAAGGCCCCGGAGATGGTCGAGGGCGCGGCGCTGACGCCGAACGTGCCGGCCGACTTCTTCGAGGAGTGGCTCGCGCAGAACGCCGACACGGAGATGGTCCGCAACAACATGATCTTCGCGCACTCGAGCCTCGACCACGTCGAGGGGGTCGCGGCGGAGCACCGGTCGGAGGTCAGCGGCCTGGACCCGATCAACCCCGAGCAGGACGCGAAGGGGGACATGGTCGACCGCCGAATCCCGAAGCCGATCGACGCGAACGTCGGGGGCATCCAGACGGCGGACCGCCCGGCGGCCTAGCATGGGCAACGGGAGCCAGGGGTCTCCGGTCGCCTTCAACTACGCGACGTGGGTCGCGTCGTTCCCCGAGCTCGCGAACGTCAACCCCACGCAGGCCGCGATGTACTTCAGCTTCGCGACCCTCTACTTCGACAACACGGGGGGGTGGCAGTCCGCGCTCGCGCAGGCGCCGGCGCTCCTCAACCTCCTGACCGCGCACATCGCGTTCCTATTCGCCCCGCGCGACGCGCAGGGCAACCCGTCGTCGACCGGCACGGTGCCGCCCCCGGCCCTCGTCGGCCGCATCTCCTCGGCGACGCAGGGCTCGATCACGGTCCAGGCCGACTACGAGAGCAACGCCGGGAGCCCGTCGCAGGACTGGTACATGCAGTCGCGCTACGGTGCGGCTTACTGGGGGGCGACGGCGCAGTTCCGCATGGCCCACTACATGGGCGGGCAGCAGCGGGCGCGCCGGGCGGCGACGAGCGGCGTCTTCCCCGGCTGGCCGTGGTGGGGGCGATGACGATCGACGTTCACAAGGTCGTCGACGCGGCCGCCGAGCAGGAGGTGACGAAGCTCGTCGCCGTCATGTTCCTGAACGAGGCGGGCGGCATGCCGCGCGAGGAGGCGCTCGCCAAGTTCGAGGACGGCGTGATACTTCTTGCGGACGTGGTCGAGGCGGCGCACAAGCGTCTGACCGAGATCGTTAGCCGGAGTCGAGGGAGAACCGCCGTGGACATCGACATCATCGAGCGCCGCGTGCGCGAGCTGAGCGAGTGGAAGGACCGGGTCGCGCCGATGCTCGAGGAGGCCCTCAAGCATTGGGAGGACCACGCGGACGAGCGCAGGGACAGGCTCAGGGACGCGATCGAGGCCGGGGCCGAAGCCCTCGGCGCGGGCCGGAAGGACGAACCGGCCGCCGAGGCCCGGGACGAGGGCGGGCAGAGAAGGGACTCGGCGAGCGGCCGGTTCACTTGACCGAGCGGACGCGGGGGACGCTTCGCGGGATAGCAGCGGGGATCGACGCGGTCCTCGCCCAACTCGTTACGATGGAGAAGACGATGGTAACCCAAGCACAAGCCGACGCCGACCTCGCGGCCGCCGTGACGGCGCTGACGACGGCGATCACCGCCGAGACGGCCAACGTGACCGCGGCGCTCGCCGCGCTCAAGGACGCGAGCGCGGCCAACGACTCGGCGGCGGTCGAGGCCGCGGCGCAGTCGATCACCGCCTCGGTCACGGCGCTCAACAACGCGAACGCCGCGATCACGGCCGCGCTCCCGCCGGCCCCGCCGCCCCCCGCCGGGGGCTGAGATGGCCGAGGAGGCGGAGGCCGCCACGCCGGAGGAGCAGGAGCGCGCGCGCATGCTCGCGCGGCTCGAGGAGCTCGGACCCGAGCAGGTGCGCAGCATGATGGCGCACGACGGCTTCCCGAGCACCTGGCGGCTCGGCGTGCACGAGTGGCTCGCCGGCAAGGATCGGAAGGCCGCCAAGCCGAAGGCGGGCTGACGTGGCGACGATCAGCGGCGGCAAGGTCTTCGAGGCGAAGATCCGCGAGCTCGCCGCCAGGGTGTCGCGTCCGGCGCTCCTGCGGGTCGGTTTCCTCGAGAACGCCCGCTACCCGGACGGCAAGCCGGTCGCGATGATCGCGGCGATCCACAACTGGGGCGCCCCGTCGCGCGGAATCCCGCCGCGGCCGTTCTTCTCGAACATGATCAAGGACAAGCAGGGGGAGTGGCCTGCGGCGATCGCCGGGCTCCTCCGCGACAACGACTGGGACGCGGAGCGGGCGCTCGACATCGCCGGCGCGGAGATCGCCGGGCAGCTCCGGCAGGCGATCACCGACTTCTATGGGGTGCCGCTCAAACCTGCTACGATCGCCCGGAAGGGATTCGACAAGCAGCTGATCGACACCGCCCACATGCTCCAGAGCGTCGACCACGAGGTGCGAACGTGACCAGCGGAGTCGTCTATCGAATCGCGGTCCGAGGTGCTGAGGTCAGGTATTACATCGGGCAGGCGGTCGACTTCGCCAAAAGGAAAAAGAGGCACCTTAACGCTCTTAGAGGCGGCTATCATCGAAACGTCGTTCTTCAGAGGCTATTCGACAAGTACGGCGAGGACGCCTTTGCGTTCGAGGTTCTACTAGTCTGTTCCCGTAAGATGCTTAGCTTCTACGAGCAGATCATCTTGGACAGCTACGGGGACAAGGCCGTGAACATCCGCAAGCTTTGTGTAGATAGCCAATTGGGCATAAAGCTCTCTCCGGAGTGTCGCGCGAAACTGTCGTCCCAGCGTATCGGAACTAAGCGATCTCTCGGCTATCGACATACTTTAGAAACCAAGGCTCACCTTGCGCAAAGGATGCGTGCTATTAGAGCCGAGAGATTCTGGAACCACAAAGGCGAGGTGAAAACATGATCGAGGCTATCAAGAAGCTCATCCCGTCCGCCGCCGCGGCGCTGCTCGCCGGGACGATCGTCGCCCTCGCCGCCAACACGACCTTCTTCACGTCGATCGGCGACCAGGTTTTCCCGTTCACGGCGCCGACGACGAACCCGGCGGCCCCCGGCCTGATCGACAACATGACGATCGGCGCGACGACGCCGGCCGCGGTCAACGCGACGACGCTATCCGCATCCGGCGCGGTCACGGGCACCGGCTTCACGAACCGCCTGGCGGCGCCGGGGCCGATCGGGAACACGACGCCGAGCACGGGCGCGTTCACGAGCCTGACGGCGAGCGGGCAGATCACGTCGACGGCGGGGCTCCCGACGATCGCGAGCGGCGCCTGCGGGGCGACGTCGAACGGCGCGGTCGTGGCGGGAAGCACGAACCAGTCGGGCAACATCACGATCGGCGCGGCGGCGACGACGACGTGCACGGTGTCGTTCTCGGCGACGCTCGCGTCGGCGCCTAAGTCGTGCCAGATCGAGCCGACGAACGCGGCGGCCGCCGCGCAGGGGACGACGGTCGCCTACGTGTCGTCGGTGACGACGGCGGGGTTCGTCATCACCGGGACGGCGCTCGCGAACGCGAACTACGGCTTCTTGTGCCTCTGACGCCGTGGACCTAAACGCGGTCGCAGGCCCCGTCATCGGGGCGGTCCTCCCGCCCATGCAGGTCACCGTGCAGGTTAGCGCGGGGCAGGTCCCGAACGCCGCCGGCGACGGCGGCGAGGTCCCGGCCTACGAGACGCCGGGCGCGGTATCCGCGGCCACGATCGCCGGGAACGTCCTCACGGTCTCCGGGTCGGTCACGGCCGGGGTCCTCGCGGCAGGTCAGACGATCGCCGGACCCGGGGTCGCGCCGGGCACGCTGATCACCGACCAGCTCTCCGGGCCTCCCGGGGGCGCCGGGACGTACAGCCTCAACAACCAGCAGACGGTCACGCCGGCGGTGGCGATGACGACCTCGCTCGTGCTCAACGGCAGCGTCCAGCCGATGACGTGGCGGGACCTCCAGCAGCTCGACGGCGTCAACGTCGAGGGCGCGCGCTGGAAGATCTACCTCGAGGGCCAGGTCGACGGCGTGGTCCGGCCGGAGAAGAAGGGCGGGGACCTCGTCGTGATCTCGAGCGGGCCGCACGCGGGGACGTGGCTCGTCGGGCAGGTCCTCGAGCAGTTCCCGAACTGGGTGTGCGCGGCTATAGTCCTCCAGAATCAATTCTGAGGGCCGAGCCATGACCGGTGAACGGGTCGTCCGGATGTTCGACTACGAGCGCAAGTCGCGCGAGCCCGACGCCCAGGGGGAGGCGCGCGACCCGGCCGACGCGAAGGTCATCGCCTTCCCGAGGAGGGACGTCGAGCCCCCGTGCGACGTCGAGCTCGGCGCGGCGCTCCTGCTCTGCCCACTCGCCGTCGTCCTCGCGCTCTGCGGGGTCGCCCTCGCATGACCGTGGCGACGTACGCCCAGACCTTCGGCGACGGGTCGAGCACGAACTTCACGATCAACCACGGCCTCGGCACGCTCGACGTCCTAGTCGAGGTCTACGTCGTGGCGACCGGGGTGATCGTCCAGCTCTACACGGCGACGATCGTCAACCCCGACTCGGTGACGCTGGCGTTCCAGAGCGCGCCGGCGAGCAACAGCCTCCGCGTCGTCGTCGCCGGGTCGACGCCCACGTCCATGTTTGGGCTGGGAGCAATTTCGGGGATCTCCCCGACGCAGTCGAACGTGCAGGCGGCGCTGAAGTCTTTCATCAACGCGGCGCTCCCGCAGTTCGGCGCCGACGGCAACCCGATCTCCGTGATCGCGGCCGTCCAGAACCGGGTCCCGCAGCCCTCGGGGACCGACTTCGTCGTCATGAGCCCGTCGCGGATCGACCGGCTCTCGACCAACGTCGACTCGTACGCCGACGTGAAGATCACGGGCTCGATCGCCCCGGCGGTCGCGACGTTCACGGCGGCGATCGCCGCGCCGACGAGCCCGGGTCCCTCCGTGATGACGGCGAGCGCGGTGACCGGGACGATCGCGCCCGGGTCGGCGCTCACGGGCGCAGGGATCGAGGCGGGGACGACGATCATCGCGCAGCTCACGGGCACGCCCGGGGGCGCCGGGACCTACTCCGTGACCCCGCCGCAGGGCGCCCCGTCGACGAGCGCGACGGCCGCCTACGGCCTCCTGACGGCCACGGCGGTCCCGATCGGCGCGATCTCCGCCGGGGAGGGCCTCTCCGGGGCCAACGTCGCGCCCGGGACGACCGTGACGGGGATCCAGGCCGGGGCCGGGGGGCCGGGGACCTACTACGTCGCGCCGAGCCAGACGGCCGCGGCGGGGACGATCACGGGCGGCCAGAAGACGATCACGCAGAGCGCGGAGGTCACCGTCCAGCTCGACTTCCACTCGGCGGGCAACCAGGCGTCGGACTACGCGCAGACGGTCTCGACGCTCCTGCGCGACGAGTTCGGGACGAGCTACTTCTCGCAGCTCCCGACGCCGCTCAACGGCGTGTCGCCGCTCCACGCGGACGACCCCAAGCACGCGCCGTTCACGAACGAGGCGCAGCAGGTCGAGTGGCGGTGGGTCCTCGACGCGTGCCTCCAGATCTACCAGTCGATCGTCGTGCCGCAGGACTTCGCGGACTCCGTGGCGCTCTCGCTCGTCCGCATCGCATAGTGTCAACCCCGCTGGTTCGTGCTATCCAACCAGCCGGTGCGCTCCGACTCGGACCGAGGGGAAGCCTGAATGACGACCATTCCCGCCTCTGAGCTCGTCGCCGTAAACCCAAGCGTCGTTGCGGCGTCGGGGGACGGCCTCGACCTAATCGGCCTGTTCCTGACGCCGAACACGCGGGCGCCGATCGGCTCGGTCCTCAGCTTCCCGACCCAGATCGCGGTCCAGAACTTCTTCGGCGCGGCGAGCTTCGAAGGCGCGCTGGCGGGGATCTATTTCACCGGCTTCAACGGGGCGACGAAGACCCCCGGCTCGATGCTATTCGTGCAGTACAACCAGACCGCCGTCTCGGCCTACCTGCGCGGCGGCAATATCTCGGCGCTCCCGATCGCCACGCTTAACACGTACAACGGGACCCTGAGCGTCACGATCGACGGCACGCTCAAGTCGGCGACGGTCAACCTCGCGGCGGCGACGACGTTCTCGAACGCGGCGGAGATCATCGGGCAGTCGCTCGGGATCGAGGGCGCGGCGGCCGGCGTGTTTACCGGCTCCGTCGGCGGCACGTTTGGCACATGCACGACCTCGGGCACGACGCTGACGCTCGGCACGGTGACGACGGGGAGCCTCTGGCCCGGCGACACGGTCACCGGCTCGGACGGCACGAACTCGATCAACACGACGATCGTCAAGCAGCTCACCGGCGCGGCCGGCGGAGCGGCCGGGGCGACGTTCCAGCTCACCGCCGCGGCCTCGCCCGGCAACATGGGCAGCGCGACCGTCACGGCGGTCTCGAGCACGCTCAACGTGACCGGCGTGACCTCGGGCGCGCTCGCGGTCGCCGACGTGATCTCCGGCACCAATGTTCCCGCGAACACGTACGTCTCGGGGCTCGGGACGGGGACCGGCGGGACCGGGACCTACACCCTCAGCGGTTCGCAGTTCCGGACGACGGCGGGCGCGGAGACGATCAACGCGTTCACGCCCGGGGTGACGTACGACAGCGTCTCGGGCGCCTTCGTCGTCACCTCCGCGACGACCGGGACGACGTCGACGATCACCTTCGGGTCCGGCGCGATGGCGACGAACCTGCTGCTCACGCAGGCGACGGGCGCGACGCTCTCGCAGGGGGCGGCGGCGAACACCGCGACCACGGTCTCGGGGTTCATGAACGCCATCATCGTGCAGACGACGAACTGGGCGACCTTCACGACGACCTACGACCCGGACGGCGGCTCGGGGAGCACGATCAAGCAAGCGTTCGCGGCGTGGAAGAACGCGCAGAACAACCGGTACGGCTACGTCGCCTTCGACAACGACCCGACGCCGACGACGACGCTCCCGGCGCCCGCGAGCTTCGCCCAGATCCTCACGAACAACAACGACTCGGGGACGATGCCTCAGTGGGCGCCCGACGCGACGACCGGCCCGGAGCAAACGGCGTTCATCATGGGGACGGTCGCCTCGATCAACTTCAACCAGCCGAACGGGCGGATCACGTTCGCCTACAAGAACCAGGCGGGGCTCACGGCGACGGTCACGACCGCGGCCGCGGCGCAGAACCTCCTCGGCAACAACTACAATTTCTACGGCGCGTACGGCGCGGCGGGGAACACGTTCGTCTGGGAGCAGGACGGCGGGTGCACCGGCCCCTACAACTGGTTCGACAGCTACGTCAACCAGATCTGGCTCAACAACCTGTGTCAGCAGGCGCTCCTCACGATGATGGGGAACAACCTCTCGATCCCGTTCAACTTCGCGGGGGCGAGCCTCATCCACCAGACGCTCGCCGACCCGATCGCCCGGGGTCTCTCCTTCGGCGCTTTCGCGCCCGGGACGATCTCCTCCGCGGAGATCGCGTCCGTGAACGCGCAGGCGAACGCGAACATCGCGGGCACGCTCCAGTCGCAGGGCTGGTACTTGCAGGTTCTCCAGCAGAGCGCGGCGGTCCGGAAGACGCGCGGGCCGTGGCTAATCACGCTCTGGTACTTGGACCGCGGCTCGGTGCAGTCGATCGACCTCAGCAGCGTGTTGGTCCAATAGGAGCCCTCTATGTCTTTGAGCGCCGCCAACTCGATCATCACGCTCTCGCAGCCGGTCCTGTTCCCCGGCTCGCCGCAGCAGCTCCAGGGCTTCGGGGCGGACGACGTGACCGACATCGAGGCCGCGAAGATCCTCGAGCACCTGATGGGCGTCGACGGCGTCCTCTCGTTCGGCTTCGTGTGGGTCGAGCGGATTCAGGAGATCACGCTCCAGGCCGACTCGGCGTCGAACTCGTTCTTCGACGTGGTCAACGCGCAGCAGGAAGCGGTGCAGGACGTCTACGCGCTGAGCGGGACCATCCTCCTCCCGTCGCTCGGGCTCAAGTTCACGTGCATCAACGGCGGGCTCGAAAACTACAAGCCCATGCCGAAGGTCCAGAAGATCACCCGGCCGCGCACGTACCGGATCGTCTGGAACAAGGTCATCCCGTCGCTGAGCTGACCAGATGGCGGACGAGGAGAGCGGCACCTGCCGGTGGTGCGGCGAGGCCCACGGCCCACGGTGCCCGTGGGTCAAGGCGGTCGAGTTCAACGCCAAGAACGGGGCGGTCACGCGCGTCGAGTTCATGACGCCGGCCGACTGCGCCGCCCCGCGCCGCTCCCCCGAGGAGGAGCCCGCCCCCGACTATCCCAGGCTCAAACCGTCGCGAGGTTGAATGCGCAAGCGAGAGGTCGTCGAGGTCCCCGAGTGGGGGAAGCGCGACAAGGGCAAGTCGTTCCTGATCACGGAGTGGCCGGCCGCGACCGCGGAGCGGTGGGGCATCAAGGCGCTCTTGGCCTACAACCGCGGCGGCGGGAACATCGACCCGGACGCAGCGATCGGCGCCGGCATGGAAGGCATCTTCTTCCTCGGCGTGCAGGCGTTCCTGCGGGGGAAGATGGAGGCGGAGGAGACCATCCCGATCCTCGACGAGCTCCTCGACTGCGTGAAGATCGTCCGGGACCCGAAAGCGCGCAACGCCGAGACGGGCGACCCGGTGGCGACGCCGATCGTGAGCGACGACGACATCCAGGAGGTCCAGACGCGGATGTGGCTGCGGAGCGAGGTGGTCCGCGTCCATACGGGTTTTTCGCCAGCCGCCGCCGTCTCGAACTTGATCTCCCTGATCATGACGCCGGCGGCTTCGCGAGGTACGCAAACGTCCCAGACCTGATCGCGCTCGCGCTCTCGTTCGGGGCGCCGCGGGTCACGCTCGCCGAGCTCCAGACCATCTACGGCCTCGAGGACCTCTATGATATGCTCGAGGTCTACCTCGTGAACGCGCACAACGCGCGGGTCGCGGCGAAACGGCGGGAGCGGAAGTGAAGATCGTCCGGCTCGACAAGCACTACTGGCCGCGCGGCGGCTTCGGGCACTGGTGCCCAGGCTGCGGGTACGGGCACGAGATCGACACCGAGCAGCCCAACTCGCTCGGGGCGAAGTGGTCGTTCGACGGGAACATGGCGAGCCCGACGTTCACGCCGAGCGTCAACATCCGGTGGGGGAAGTACGCGGACCCGTCGCACGTCGGCGACCCCGCGCACGACCGCGTCTGCCACTACAACATCACGGCGGGTCGGATCTATTACCACGGCGACTGCACGCACGCGTTGCGCGGGCAGGTCGTCGACCTCCCGGACATCCCGGACGGCAAGTACGAGACCTCCAAGCGGCTAACGGGGAGAGGCTGATGGCCGGGACTATCATCGACTCGCTAGTCCTCTCGCTCGCGCTCGACGCGTCGCAGTTCACGGCCGCGCAGCGCAAGGCGATCGACGACCTGCGCAAGTTCCAAGAGCAGGCAGTCGGCGGCGGGAAGGAGATCGAGTCGCAGGGCAAGAAGCTGTTCGAGGTCCTCGGGGGCCTCCGGACGGCGTTCCTCACGACGATCGGCGGGTTCATAGGCGGCCAGGTCGGCGCGCAGCTCGCGGGCTTCGCGAACAACCTCCTCAACGCGGACGCGGCGCTCGCGCGGCTCGGGAAGACGATGAACGTCTCGGCCGTGGACCTCTCGGCGTGGCAGGGGGCGTTTAGGCAGATGGGGATGTCGGGGGAGAGCGCGACGGGGGCGATCCAGGGGCTAAGCGGCGAGATGACCCGCTTCTCGATCACCGGTCAGTCGTCGATGCTCCCGGTCCTCTCGCGGCTCGGCGTGAGCCTGACGGACTCGAACGGCCGCCTCAAGACGGCGACGCAGATGTGGCTCGACCTCGCGGAGGCGGTCCAGGGGATGGATCCCCGCGAAGCGGCGGCTTTCCTCGCGATGATCCCGGGCGCGAACCAGGAGATGATCAACTTCGCGCTCCGCGGCCGGAAGGCAATGGAGGACTACGTCGCGGCCGGGCGCCCGACCGAGGAGATGATGCGCAGGAACATAGAGCTCGCCGAGGACTATCAGAAGTCTATCGGCCGGCTCGAGGTCGCCGCGACGGACCTGGGGCGGACGTTCACGGTGGCGGTCGCCCCGCCGGTCTCGGCGATCGCCGACAAGACCACGGCGTGGCTCAACAGCCTGCGCGAGGGGCGCGACGCGGCCTCCCAGATCGGCAAGGACATCGAGGCGGGGATCGAGGCGGCGAAGAAGGGGGACGTGGGGGAGGCGGGGAGCCGCTTCTGGGCGGCGATGTTCGGGAACCTGTTCACCGGGGCCGCCGGGACGCTCTCGCCGGAGGAGGAGGCGATCAGGGCGAGGTTCGCTCCCGGCGCGGCGCCGGGCGCATCCCCGGGCTCAACCCTCCGGGTCAAGGTGGGGGCGGGCGCGGCCACGCCGGCGGTGGCGGCCCTGGCGCGGACCATCCAGGCCGGCGTCCCCGGCCTCAAGCAGTTCACCGCGTTCAACGACGCCTTCCACGGGGGCGCCGGGGGGCACGGAGCTGGCCGGGCTCTCGACTTCACGGTCGAGGACCCGTCGCAGTACGCGGCCACGGCGGCGCGCGTGCGCGCCCTTCTAGCCTCCCAGGGGGTCGACGCGACGGTCGTCGACGAGGCCAGCCGCCCGTCGGCGAGGGCGACCGCTCCGCACATCCACGTCGAGCTCAACGGCGCGGCGCTGGCGCCGGGCCTGCAAGGGGCGGGCGGCAGGCGCCCGGAGGCCGCCGCGGCCGCCGGGGGCGGGGTGACGCTCAACGTCGGGACGATCAACGTCTCCGCCGGGGCCGCGACCGACGCGGAGGGCATAGCCGGCGTCATCGAGCCGGCCCTGCGGCGGACCCTCGAGGCGGGCGCAGCGAGCTACGGGGCACGGTAAAAGATGGCGAACGACGCGAAGTACGTCCGCATCATGTGCGAGGTCTCGGACGGGAAAAGCACGACGCGCCCGATGACGTCGATCGTCGTCCGCTTCGGCGACGGCGAGACGGACTTCCACGCCGCCAAGGCTAGGGCTCTCGGCTACATCACCGAGGAGCTGTGCCGCTACGGGCTCCACGAGGCCCTCAACGCGATCGGGATCTACGACGACGCGATGAGGGCGCGCATGGCCGAGTTCGACGCTCGCCACGGGAGGAAGCCAGGTGGCTAACGGCGGCATCGCCCTCCTGACGGCCGACGCGGCGGACCTGGCCCTCGGGACGATCCTGACGCCGCAGTGGGGGATCTACCTCAACGGCGCGCCGGTCATCCTGCCGGCGTCGATCTTCAGCCAGCAGGTCTTCGGCTCGCTCTCGGCCGTCGCGGGGATCGCGAGCGCGGCGATCGCGCTGGTCGCCCCGTCGCTCGGCGCGCCGAACCTCCTTCCCTCGACGGCCTCGACGGTCGACTTCGAGTTCGCGGCCGAGTCTCCGCTCTCGGACTACACGCAGGAGCAGGGGGCGTTCCAGAGCTACGACAAGGTCACGTTGCCGTTCGACATAAAAATTAAGCTCAAGTGCTCGGGGAACGCGCAGGTCCGGCAAGCCTTCCTGAGCACGTGCCAGTGGATCAGGAACTCGCTCAACCTGTTCGACATCGTCACGCCGGAGCAGAAGTTCCGGAGCGTCAACTGCCACCACGTCGACTGGCGGAGGACGGCGGCGAGCGGGGTCTCGATGATCGTCGTCGACCTGTGGTTCCAGCAGATCGCGGTGACGAGCTCGTCGACGTTCTCGAGCACGCAGAACCCCGCGGAGGCGGGCCAGCAGTCCCTCGGCAACGTGCAGGCGCAGCCGCCGGGGCAGTCGGTTACGAGCCAGTTCGGCTCCGGGATAAAGGTCCAGTGACATGCTCGTCGTCCCCCTCCAGCCGGTCGCGAGCCAGACCTTGCAGTGCCAGCTCGGCGGGCAGGCTTGCACGATCGAGGTCGCGCAGAACGCCTTCGGCCTATTCACGACGCTATTCGTCGGATCGAGCCTGATCATCTCGAACGTCCTCTCGCAGAACCTCAACCGGATCGTGCGGTCGCTCTACCTCGGCTTCGTCGGGGACCTCGCGTTCGTCGACACGGAGGGGACGGACGACCCGTCCTACACGGGGCTCGGGTCGCGGTGGCAGCTCCTCTACCTCGCGCCGACCGACCTGCCCGCCGGCGAGGGGTGACGAGGTGGCCGGGCCGAGCTTCTCCCAAAAGCTGATCCAGGTGAGTATCCAGCTCGCGGCGAGCCCGCAGACGAACCAGCCGCCGCAGTTCGTGCAGGGCGGCGTGAAGGTGGGCAACGCGGTCACGCTCCCGTTCCTGCGGACGAGCGTGCGGGTGCAGAACTCCGGGGCGCCGGTCGACTGCCGGGCCCAGGTGAAGGTGTGGGGCATGGCCCCGAGCCTGATGAACCAGCTCTCGACGCTCGGGCTCGTCTTCAACCTGGTCCCGAAGAACACGTTAACGATCTCGGCGGGGACGGACGGCAACCTCTCGACGGTGTTTACCGGGACGATCTGGGCGGCGTACGGGGACTACAACGCGCAGCCGAAGGTGCCGTTTGTATTCGAGTGCCTGAGCGGGGCGGCCGACGCGGCGATCTCGGTCCCGCCGACGAGCTTCCCGAGCTCGTTCGACGTGGCGACCGCGATGGCGGGGTTCGCCCGGCAGATGAACGTCGGGTTCCTCAACAGCGGCGGCGTCAACGTCAAGCTCCCTCCGAGCTACTTCAAGGGGTCGGCGAAGGTGCAGGCGGACGCGTGCGCGCGGGCGGCGAACATCGTCTACGGGTTCCCGAACGCCGGCACGATGGAGATCTGGCCCCTCGGCGGGAGCCGCAACAACGCGAGCGTCCCGACGATCTCGAAGGCGAACGGGATGATCGACTACCCGGCCTTCACGCAGCAGGGGATCATCGTCAAGACGCTGTTCGACCCGCTGATCACGTTCGGGGGCCTCGTCAAGGTCGAGAGCTCGGTCCTCTCGGCGATCGCCGCGGCGCAGCCGACGCAGGCGGGCCTCGGCGGGGCGTCGACGAGCACGTTCCCGACGCAGTGGGCGATCAACAAGCTCGACCTGGCTCTCGACTCGCAGGTCCCGAAGGGGCAGTGGGCCTCGATCGCCTACGGCTACAACCCCGGGAAGGCGAAGACGATCCTTCCGCCGGGCTGAGGAGGCGACGATGGGCGACACGGGGGCGGGCCAGTACGACCCGTCGGACGCGAACTCGAGCTTCACGGTAACGTCGTTCATCGTCCGGCAGCTCCTGTCGCTGATCGACACGATGAAAGTCGTGCAGGTCACCGCGGTGCACCCCGGGTCCGGGACGCCGCCGATCGCCGGGACGGTCGACGTGCAGGTCCTCGTCGCGCAGCTCGACGGCGCCGGCAACGCGGTCCCGGGGGGGATCGTCTACGGCCTCCCGTACTTCCGCCTCGGCGGGGGGAAATGGGGCGTCGTCTGCGACCCGGCGGTCGACGACATCGGCCTCGCGATCTGCGCGGACCGGGACATCTCCAGCCTCAAGGGGGCGGTCGCGGCCGGCAAGTCGCCGATGGTCAACCCCGGCTCATACCGGTCCTACGACGTCGCCGACGGCGTCTTCCTCGGCGGGTGCCTCAACGGGGAGCCGGAGGCGTGGCTGTGGCTCAAGGCGGACGGGACCCTCAACCTGACCGACGCCAAGGGAAACGTGCTACAGACATCGGCGAGCGGATTCGCGTTGACGGGGAACGTCGCGGTCACCGGGTCGATCACGGCGACCGGCGACGTGACGGCGGGCCAGGGAGGGGCTGACAGCGTGACCCTTCAGAACCACCTCCACGGCGGCGTGACCGGAGGCGGCAGCACCACGCTCAAGCCGGTGGCGGGGACATGACGGCGAACTGCCTGGGCTGCTTCTTCCACCGGGGCTCCAGCGGGTCGCTGACCTGCAACCGCGACGCCCCGAGCTCGCTCGCGGCGGCGATCCCGCCGAACCGGGCGGCGTGGCTCCCGGTGAACGACACGGACTGGTGCGGGGAGTTCGCCGTGACGGACCCGGGCGTCTACACGCCTGGGACGCCGCAGCCGGGCGGGGGGCAGTGCTCGACGTGCTTCTTCGCGCACGGGTCGCCGGGCAGCTACGTGTGCCGCTGGAACGCCCCGACGGCTTTCGCCGACTTCGGCGGCCTGCCGCACGCGGGCTGGCTCCCGGTCGACGACGCGGCGTGGTGCGGCCAGTACGCGGCGAGCGACCCGGACATCTACGGGAGCCGGCGGGGGCCGCCGGGGCCGTCTGGCATCCTAAGCTCCGGCACGTTCGCGTGGCCCGCCGCTGCGAACGCCGTCATAAGCGACGCCGCCGTCACGCCGACCTGCTTCATAGCCCTTCGGCCGCTCGACGCCGGCGGGGCGGCGATGATGGCGACGGCGATCGAGAACCCGTACGAGCTGAGCCGGATCGCGGGGACCAGCATCACCCTGACGACGACGTCCGGCTACCAGAACCCGGCGAACTTCGCCTACGCGCTGCTGGCGACGTGAGGGTGGCGCATGGCCGCGACGCTCCAGCTAAACCCGCAGACCTGGGACCTCACGCTCGACGAGGCGGGCAACATCGCCGTCCTCGCCGACCCGGACTCGCTCGCCCAGGACGCCGCGAGCGCGATCAAGACGTTCCTCGGAGAGTGCTACTGGGATACGACGGTAGGCGTGAACTACGCCGCGATCCTCGGGCAGTCGCCGCCGACGATCGCGCTCCTCAAGGCGGCCTTCGTCGACGCGGCGCTCACGGTCCCCGGGGTCGCCGCGGCGCAGGTTTTCATCTCGTCGCTCTCCGACCGCACGGTATCCGGCCAGGTCCAGGTCGTGAGCTCCTCGACCGGGCAGGTTTCCGCAGCTAACTTCGCGACCAACCTCGCGAGGGTGGTCAACCCCGCGGCCCCGCTGATTCTGGTCTCGGAATCCGGAGATCCCCTAAGCTCGGAGGGAGGAGAGATCCTCACGTCAGGATGAAACGAACAGCAGCCGTCGTCCTCGCGCTCTCGCTCCTGCTCGCCGTCTACGCGTTCGCGCAGCCGACGACGCAGTCGTTCCCGAACTACGTGCGGAGCCTCCCGCAGGCGTCCCTCCCGCTCACGGGGACCGAGATCCTCTACATGATCCAGAACGGGGAATCGGTGCAGGCGGCCTCGCTCCAGCTCGGGGGGAGCGGCGGGTCCGGGGCGCCGTACCAGTTCACGCCGTCGACCGGGGCCGACCAGCACAACCTCGCCGTCGTCTCGGCCACGCCGCTCACGGTCCCGGGCGACGCGCTGTTCGCCCAGGTGTGCGTGTCGGGCGCCGCGGTGAACTGGACGTGGACGGGGACGGCGCCGACCGCCCTGGTGGGCCAGCCGCTCGCCGCCGGGGCGTGCGAGTTCTTCTCGGGGAGGGCGGTACTCACGGCGCTGCAGTTCATCCAGAAGGTGCCGACGGCCGTCCTCGACGTGACGTACTCGAAGTGAGGCGCGGCTGATGGCGTCGGGAACCGCGGTCCCCCCCCCGATATTCGGACCCAACGGGTGGCAGGTGCCGCAGGCCCCGGCGATCCTCGCCGGCGTGCAGGCGGACATCACGGCCGCCTTCGGCACGACGCTCAACTTCAACTTCAATACCCCGCAGGGCCAGCTCGCCTCGAGCGAGGCGGCGATCATCAACAACGCCTATGGGGCGCTCGTCTTCCAGTTCAACCAGCTCGACCCGTCCTACGCGATCGGGCGCATGCAGGACGCCATCGCGCGCATCTACTTCCTCGACCGCGACCCGGCGGAGCCGACGACGCTCCAGGTCTCGTGCACGGGGGCGGGCGCGTTCATCCCGGACTCGACGAACCCGAACGTCACGCCGGCGACGATCGTCGACGGGAACAACAACCTGTACACGTGCATCGGCGCCGGGAGCCTGCCGCCCGGCGGGGGGAGCGTGACGCTCGCCTTCGCGTGCACGGTCCCCGGCCCGGTCCCGGTCCCCTCGGGGGCCGGCGTCCAGATCTATCAGGCGATCCCGGGGTGGGACTCGGTCTCGGTCGTCTCGGGCGTCGAGGGCGTCGACGAGGAGGGCCGCTTCGCGCTCGAGCAGAGGCGGCAGGACTCGGTCGCCGGCAACAGCTTCGGCCCGGTCGGCGCGATCATCGGCGCCGTCGCGAACGTGCCGGGCGTGATCGACTACTACGGCTACAACAACAATACGGCCAACCCGGTCACGGTCGGCGGCGTTACGATCGCGGCGTACTCGATCTACATCGCGGTTGCGGGCGGGTCGCCCACGGCGGTCGCGCAGGCGATCCTCTCGAAGAAGGGCGCGGGCGCGCCGATGACCGGCAACACGACGGTCACGGTCTACGACTCGAACCCCCTCTACGCGGCGCCGATCCCGTACTCGATCACGTACGAGATCCCGCCGGCCTTCCAGGTCCTCTACAAGGTGACGATCGCGAACGGCCCGCTCGTGCCGAACAACGCGACGCAGCTCGTCCAGGCGGCGCTCCTCGCGGCCTTCGTCGGGAACGCGCTCTCGGCGTCGTTCACGGGGCAGGTCACCGGGACCTCGCTGAACGTGACGGCGGTGACGTCGGGGACGATCGTCGTCGGTCAGACCATATCGGACGCGACGAACGCGCTCGCGCCGAACACCACGATCACGGGGCTCGGGACCGGCAACGGCGGCCTCGGGACCTACATGGTCAGCGTGTCGCAGAACGTCCCCTCGGAGGCCATGACGGCGTCGCCGCCGAGCGGGGTGGCGGTCGTGCCGCGCGCGCGGATCGCGACCACGCTCTATGCGACGCAGTACGCGGCGCCGGTGAGCCTCCTGGGCCCGTGGGCGCTGGTCGCGGCGCTCGGGATCGGCTCGGCCAACACGCCGGACGCGGTGATCGTCGGGAACATCTCCGGGAGCACGCTCACGGTCGCGTCGGTCACGTCGGGGTCGGTGGCGATCGGCCAGAACCTCGTCGACCCGCTCGGCCTAACCGTGACGGGGACCTACATCACGGCGGGGAGCGGGACGACCTGGACGGTCAACAACCCGCAGACGGTCGGCGGCGCGACCTTTACCGGGACGGGGAGCGGCACGAACCTCACGGCGAGCGGGGTGACCGGCTCGATCGGCGTCGGCGACGTAATCACGGGGACCGGGGTCCCGGCGAACACGACGATCGTCTCGCAGACCTCCGGCCCCGCGGGCGGCAACGGCGTCTACGTCACGAACAACGCCACTACGTCGTCGGGCGCCTCGCTGCTGGCGAACTCGACGTTTACGTGCTCCTCGGCCGACCAGTCGAAGGTTATCGTGAACGCGAACCAGGTGCCGCAGCTCTCGGCGTCCAACATCACGGTCGCGTTCGTATGAGCGGCCTTTTTACGATATACTCCGCAACGCAAGACCGCCGATTCCTGGCAGGGAACCGACGGTCTCTAACCGCGACCCGAAGGGACCGGATCATGGCTTCAAAAGCAGGTATCACCGCCGAATATGCGCGGCAAATTTTCGACTACAACGAAAAAAACGGAGAACTAATCTGGCGAACCAGAACGCCGGATATGTTCGTCGCTACCGAGTTTAGATCAGCGGAATGGCTTTGCCGAAAGTGGAACTCTACGTGGGCCGGAAAGTCGGCGGGCGGATTAAGGAAAGGGTATCTTAGGCTTCGACTGAAGGGACGAAAATACACGGCAGCGCGCATCATCTGGTTGATGATCCACGGTCAATGGCCCAAAACGCAGGTAGATCATCGGGACGGGAAACGCGCTCGAAACACTCTAGCGAACCTGCGTGAAGCGACGAATGCTCAGAACTGTCAAAATAGAAAAAAGAGAAGCGACAACCGTAGCGGATATACGGGCGTCCACCGGGACAAGTCAAAATGGAGAGCCGAAATTTGTATCAAAGGAAAGGATATTTATCTCGGCTCGTTTGAATCGAAGGACGAAGCCCGGGAGGTCTACCTAGAGGCCAAAGCTCAATATCACTCTTTCCAACCCAAGCCTCGTGCAGACGCCTAAATGTCTGGGCCAAATTATCCGCGCTACGCAACGGCCTCGGCGCCTGGCCAGAACGCGATCGGTACGTTCGCCGTAGGGATAAGCCCCCTCGGAGACGTTCCGCCATTCGACCAATGGAAGACCGTAATAAGTCAATACGCCAATTCCCCGATCCTCGACGGGATCATCAACGCGTTCAACGCCGCGATGGACCCGACCGAGGTCCTTGACGACTACTACGACATGATGATGAACGTCGCGACGGCCGTGGGGTACGGCCTCGACGTGTGGGGCCGCATCGTCGGCGTCAAGCGGACGCTCTCGATCCCGGGCAGCGTGACTTTCTTCGGTTTCGAGGAGGCGGGGAGCTGGACGGGGTTCGGCCAGGGCGGGTTCTTCACGGGGTCGGGGGCGACGACGAACTTCGTTCTCTCCGACTCCGACTTCCGCAAGCTCGTGTACGCGAAGGCGGCGGGGAACATCAGCGACGGGTCGATCCCGGGGGTCAACCAGATACTCCTGACGCTTTTCCCGGGCCGGGGCATCTGCTATGTGCAGGACAACCAAAACATGAGCCTGGCCTACGTCTTCAAGTTCCCGCTGACGACCGTCGAACTCGCGATCCTCGGGCAGAGCAACGTGCTCCCGAACCCCGCCGGCGTCGCGGTCAGCATCGTCCACCAGTGAGGGCGCCATGAGGAAACTGTTCTGGGCCGCTGTCATCCTGCCGCTGATGGTCTTCGCCGCGGCGGCGATGCAGCAATCGCAGGTCCCGCCGAAGTTCCCGGTCCCGTGGGGCAACTCGGCGACCGCGACCTACCTCCGCTCGATCCCGGTCCCGTCGCAGATCGGTATCCAGAACTGCGCGGCGTCGCTCACCGACGGGTTCCCGCCGCTCACGTTCGTCCCGGCGACCGCCGGAGGGTGCCCGCCGTTCGGCGCGGACTTCAACGGCATCCTCAAGCAGATCACGCAGTGGTCGCAGTGGCAGGGCGCGGGGGCGTCGCCGACCTACGACTCGTCGTTCTCGACCTCGATCGGCGGCTACCCGAGCGGGACCGTCCTCGCGAACGCCTCGACGGCGGGGTGCTTCTGGGTCTCGACGGTCGACAACAACTCGAGCGACCCGGACACGGGCGGCGCGAACTGGTCTTCCTCGTGCCCGGGGGGCGGCGTCGGCGGCACGTCGACCGGCTCGGCCAACGCGCAGGTGGTCGCGGCGACGCCGTTCGTGAGGCGGGTCGGGAGCACGGTGACGTACGTCGCCGGGTTCTCGAACTCTGGTCCGCTCCAGGTCAACGTCAACGGCGCCGGCCTCGTCAACGTCTTCCGGCGCTCGCAGCTCGGGGCGACCATGTCGGTCGGGGGCGAGACGTTCACCGGCCAGAACGTGACGATCACGTGGGACGGGACGCGCTGGCAGTGCACGTCGTGCGCCTTCGTCCGGGTCGGCGAGGTCGTCGACATGGCGACGACGACGCTCCCCGCGGGCCACCTCGTCGTGGACGGGAGCTGCGTCTCGCAGTCCACGTACGCCGACCTTTTCTCGCTCACGGGGACCGCGTTCGGGTCCTGTTCGGCCGGCAACTTCGCCCTCCCCGACCTCCGCGGCCGGATGACGGCGGGGTACGACGGGCAGGGCACGCAGGGCGCGGCCAACAGGTTGACGAGCGGCGGCTCGTCGTGCGCGGCGACGACGATCGGCGTGGGGTGCGGGGCGCAGAACGCGACGCTCGCCCAGAACCAGCTCCCCAACGTCTCGCCCACCTTCAGCGGCAACAGCTCCGGGCAGGCGTTCTACACGGGGACCCCCGGCCAGTGCGTCCGCGCCGACGCGTGCAGCTACCAGATCGCCACCGCGTCGGTGGCCACGCCGTCCGGGACGGTCAGCTCGATCAACGGAGGCGTGACGCAGCAGACGACGCCGGTCGTGCCGCCCATCCAAACCGTGACGAAAGTCATCAGGTTCTGAATATGAGGACGCTCCGAGCCACCCTCCTCGCCGCGGCCCTCGCGCTCCCCTGCGCCGAGGCGTCCGCGCAGTCGAACCCCGGATGGTCGTACGGCTACGTCCCGACGGCCTCGCAGTGGAACGCGCAGTGGGCGTCGAAGCAAGACTTCCTCGGGGCGTCGCCGCTCCTAACGACAGGCGGGATCATCAACGGGCCGGTCACGTTCAACGGGTTCCCGGTGACGTTCTCGAGCGCCCCACTCATAATCTCCGGCAACCTCTCGCAGTCTGCGTGGACGACTAGCGGCATCCGCATCCAGGGCGTCGTCGGGACGATGACGGATACGACCTCGGCGGGGACCGTCGCCGCGGCCTACACGGACGTGCTCGGCGGGAACACGATCGCGGCGTCGAACGTCGTCACGTTCACGAACTACGTCAGCAGCTACTACCGGCAACCGGTCGCCGGGGCGAACGTGACCTTCACGCACGGGTGGGCGCTCGGGGCGGACAGCGTGTTCGTGGGGGCGGGGACCGCGACCGTCCCGCCGATCGGCCTCACCGCGGGGACGAACCTCACGACGGCGGTCGCCGGCGCGCACGAGTACGACGGGAACGCGTTCTACCAGACGCCGGGCGCCTCGAACCGGGGGGTGACCGCGAACTACCACTTCGAGCGCCTGACCTCGAACTACACGCTCGGCAACGTCAACACGCCGCAGAAGGCGTTCAACGGGACGGCGAGCGGGCAGATCACGGTCCCGCCCGCGACCGGCTACCGGTTCAAGCTCAAGTACCTGATCACGAACACGGGGACGACGAGCCACCAGTGGCAGGTCCTCCTCGGCGGGACGGCGACGCTAACTTCCGGGACGATGTCGTGCAACGCGGTCTCGAGCACGAGCTCGGCGGTAGCGACGCCCGGGCTCGGCTACACTACGACGCTCGGGACGGCCTTCACGGTGACCGCCGCGAGCACGTCGGCGACGGAGAACGCGACGATCGACTGCGACGGGACCGTCAACGTCAACGCCTCGGGCACGCTCATCCCCGAGGTCCAACTGACCGCGGCGACCGGGACCGCGGCGACGATGCTCGCCGGCAGCTTCTTCGAGATGTGGGCGGTCGGGTCGAACGCCGTCGTGAGCGTGGGAAACTGGAACTAAACATGCAGCACCCCTTCCCGGTTCTCGCTTCCGAATACGAGTCCTCGCTCGCCCGCATGGTCATCACCGACGTCGCGCGCGTCGAGGCGGCGGTGAAGGAGATCCTCCCCGGGAAAGAACGGTACAAGGCCGTCGAGGCCGCGACCAAGATCCCGGCAGCGTTCACCGGCGCGCTCGACTACCGGGAGGACGACTGCAACCCTCACGACGGCCTCGGCCAGGGCGACCCGTGGTCCCACGTCTCGACCCACGTCCCGGCCGGCAAGGGGCCGTTCTCCTCGTGGTACGCCGCGGCGATCTTCTACCTGCGCTACGACCGGGTCGACGTGCTGAGCGTGCCGGCGTGGACGTTGCCGTACGCGTGCTGGAAGGGGGAGGCGTGGAACGGGTTCGGGCCGCGGAGCAACGGCGCGCACTCGGGATACCTGTGGGGCTGCACGAGCATCTACACAGGTGGAGGCTACCCGAGGGACCACAAGTGGAGCTCGACGTGGACGGACCGCCGGCCCGGGATCGTCCCGATCATCAGGCGGCTCGCCGCGGTCGACGCGGACTTCTCCTTCACCGCCGCCCCCGCCGCCGGGACCATGCCGCCGTCGATGCCGATCGCCCAGCTCCCGCCCGCCGGCGTCGACAACGCGCTCTGGGTCCAGCAGAGCCTCAACCGGCTCGACATCGGCCCGCGGCTCGTCGAGGACGGCAATTACGGCCGGCGCACCCGGACGGCGGTGGCGAACTTCCAGGAGACGGAGGGGCTCGACGTGGACGGCCTCGCCGGGCCGGAGACGGTCGCGGCGATCGAGCGACACCTCGCCGTGTTGCATAAATAGCCCACCGGCCGCGCAAAGCGACCGGGGACGGCTCTCCCCGGCTTGCGGGGAATCGCGGCCGGGGCCAGAACGCCCGTCATGGCTTACGCGCTTGGAAAGCTGCCCGCCCGCCTGGGAGCGATCAAGCTCCTGTTCGCGAAGTACGTCGACTACTCGCGCCTGCCGGCGACGCCGAACGAGTTCGGGCACGACCAGCCGCAGCCGGCGTGGGGGATGCTCGCGAACGATAGGTGGGGCTGCTGCGTGTGGTCCGGGTTCGCGCATCAGACGATGCTCTGGCGGAAAAACGCCAACCTCGCGCCGGCCTCGTTCGGCGACGCGCAGGTCCTCTCGGACTACTCCGCCGCGACCGGGTTCGCGTTCTCGAAGGCGACGGACAGCGGCACGGACATGCAGTCAGCCGCGGGCTACTGGCGGGGGACGGGCATCCTAGACGCGGCCGGGAACCGGCACAGGATCAGAGCCTACCTCGGGATCGGCGCCGGCGACATCGAGGGTCTCCTCGCGGGCGCCCACTTGTTCGGCTCGGCCGGCGTCGGGGTCAACTTCCCGGCCGGCGCGATGGGGCAGTTTGACGCCAACGAGCCATGGACCCTCGTCATAGGGTCGGCGATCCTCGGGGGGCACTACGTCCCGCTCGTCGCGCGCCGGGGCGGGGCGTCGATCTGCGTGTCGTGGGGGCGCGAGCAGGCCGCGACCGACCCGTGGCTCAACCAGTACAACGACGAGGGCGTCGTCTGCCTCTCCGAGGAGTTCCTGCGCGGGGGCAGGTCGCTCGACGGCTTCGACCTCGACCAGCTCGACTACGACCTCGCGGTCCTCGAGGGGACCGCCCAACCCAGGAGCCAAGTAAGCATGTCACAAGACCCCAAGATGGCCGCCGCCAAGCTCGCGGCGGCGACCGCCGCGGCGACCAAGGAGCTCGGCTCCCTGTTCCCGCAGTGGGAGATCAACCTCGTCCCGAACCTCGCGCAGAACATGCAGCTCGTCGTCGCCGCGGCGCTGACGGCCTCCGACGAGGTCGAGGCCAACTGGCCGGCGCAGAACCCGGCGCCGCCCGCCCCGAAGCCGGGGGCCTGAGCGTGCGGCGGACCCTCGCCCTCGCCGCCCTAGCGGCGAGCCTGCTCTCCGGTTGCTCGTCGACCGGGGTCGCCGGCATCACCCCCGCAGTGCTCACGAACGCGATCGTCGCGGCATGCGGGATCACGGTCGACGCGCTGACGGTGGCGAACCTGATCGCCGCCGGAAACCAGACGCTCACGAGCGCGCAGGTCATCGCGACGCAGGTGTGCGACGCGTGGAAGGCGGCGAGCGCCCCGGTAGCCTCGACCCGCTTCGGCGTCGTGCTGCGGCAAGTCGGCCCGATCACGGTCTACATCGGCGGCGTCCCGGTCAACGTGACCGGCGCGAAGCCGCTCTGACGGGCCACAACAACGGAAAGGAACCGATATGAAACGCCTATTCACCATCGCTCCGACCATCCTGGCGATCAGTTGGGCGGGCCTCTACGGCGCCGGCGCCGCGGACCTCATCGCCCCGGTCTACATGCCCACGAAGGCCGCCCCGTACGCGGCGCCGGCGTTCAGCTGGACGGGCTTCTACGTCGGCGGCAACATCGGCGGCGGTTGGGCGGCGCGGCCGTTCGACCTCCTGCCGGCCGACCCCAACAGCACGGCGTTCTTCGCGACGCTCGGCAACCCCGGGTCGCTCGACCCGAGCACGGCCGGGCTCGTGGGCGGCGGGCAGGCCGGCTACAACATGCAGCTCGGGAGCTGGGTGTTCGGGGCCGAGTTCATGTTCGACTGGTCGAACATGAGCGGGAGTGCGTCCAACGTCGGGACGGCGGCGAACGGCATGCAGGCCGCGGTCGGCTCCGGCGTGCGCATCGACTGGGACGGGGCGATCAACGCCCGGGTCGGCTTCACGCCCTGGTCGGGGTGGCTGATCTCCGCTTTCGGCGGCTTCGCCTTCGGCAACATCAGCGAGAACGCGAACGTCGTCTGCATCGTGAAGTGCGGCGCGGTCGGGTTTAGCAGCGGCTCGAGCAACGCCCACACGGGGTGGGACGCCGGCGCGGAGGTCAAGTACGCGCTGACGAGCAACGTGATCGCCGGCGTGAAGTACCGGTACGTCGACCTCGGGACGCAGAGCCTGTTCCTGTCGACCAACAACCTCCCGCCGATGACGTTCAACGGGTCGAGCACGGCCCGCTGGAACGAGGCCCTGTTCACGATCGAGTGGAAGTTCTAAACCGCAAGCTCTCGAAAGGAGCCCCCACGTGAGGAAGACGCTCTACGCCGCGACGACGATCCTGTCGTGGACGTTCGCGACCCTGGCCATCGCCGCCGCGTTCTCCGTCTTCCCCACGTGCCACGCGCAGACGTTCCGCGAGGCGACGCCTGGGCCGGTGGCCGTGGGCGCGAGCCCGGTCGGGACCGTCGCGCAGGCTCCTCCAGCGGTCGCGCCTTCTCCTCCGACCACCGGGCCGACGACGCAGAACGTCGTCACGACGACGGGGCCGGTAAGTTCCGACACGACGATCTCGGTCGGCACGCTCGCGGGCCAGGCGTTCCTGTGGATGGTGACCGCCTTCGGCGGGGTCCTCGGGACGGCCCTCACGGCGCTGATCCTCAAGCTGATCCAGGCGGCCGGGATCAAGGCGACGGACGCGCTCCGCGCCCGGCTCCAGGAGATGGTCGTCAACGGGCTGAACCTCGCCGCGCAGGAGGCGGCGCACCACCTCGAGGGTAAGCTCCCCGTGCAGGTGAGCGCCGACATCAAGGCGCGGGCTACGGCGTACGTCGTGGCGCACGGCGCCGACACGATCAAGGCGCTCGGCCTCGACCCGAGCAGCCCGCTCGCGGCGCAGGCGATCCAGGCCCACATCGAGACGGCGATCGCCGACCCGGCGACGCCGACGCCCGCCGTCCTCGGAGGCCCGCCGCCGGCGAGCCCGCCGATCGCCCCGGCCTAGAATCGGCTATAAGTGGTCTACGCGACCCCCCCCCCGGTTACGAGCATGGCGCCGCCGCGATCGAGGTACGACGACGACAACAACGACGGCCGGCGCGGCTACACGGCCTCGGGCGGGCTCGTCCCCGTTCCCGATCCGACGACGCTGACGACCGACGCGCTGCGCCGCGAGATCGGCGCGCTGCGCGAGGCGCTTGAGGCGAAGATCGGGGGCCAGGAGACGGTATTCAGCGCTGCCCGGCTCGTCTTCGACCAGCAGCGGGTGACGATCGACCACGCCACCACCGCGCTGCGCGAGCTCGTGTTCTCGGAAATATCAAAGCTCAAGACCTCGACCGACGAAAACTTCAAGCGGATCGAGACGCAGATGAACGACCGGCTGTCGGTGATCAGCGAGGTTTTCCGCAAGGTCGACGTGCAATTCATCGAACGCGATAAGCAGGCGACGCAGCTCGCGCTCTCGAACAGCACCGCGATCGCGGCCGCCATGCAGGCCGCGGAGAAGGCGGTCGGCGCGCAGAACATCAGCAACTCGACCGCGATCGCCAAGAGCGAGAGCGCGACGACCGAAAGCCTCAAGCAGCTCCGCGAGCTGTTCATCAGCGAGCTCAAGGGCATCCGGGATCAGGTCGGCGACATCAAGACGCGCCAGGACAAGGGCGAGGGCGCCAAGGTCGGCGGCGGCGCGGTCTGGGGCTACATCGTCGGCGCCGCGGGGCTCGTGATCGCCGCGGCGACGCTGGTCGCCCTCGTATTGCGTC